TTCAAGCAGCACAAAGTAAAATTAAATTAAGTGCTAAACAACAATTTTTTCCAAATAAAGGAGTAGACGAACTTGAAACTAATGACCAAAAATACCTTGACGCTGTAGAAGATAGGCAAATAGAAAAAATAATTAGAGCAGCTTATCAATCTGAATTATCTCGTGTTGTTGAGTTTCAAGCTGATCAACAAGTTGGCAACGATGGAGCAATTATGAATTATGGTTTAGAAAAACCACAGATTCAAAAAACAATGGAAGATCTTGTTTTAGCTACAAGTGTACACATCGGTAATGAAAGACTAGAAATTGCTGAAAAAGATAAACAAGTAATTATTATTAATCCTAGAATTGGTTGGGACACAACAGAAGTATCAGACATAATTACAGGAAATATATTAGAACCATTACCAAGTTCAAATTTTTTAAATGCTAAAAAAATAACATTTAATGATTTTAGAACAGAAATGGATGAAACAAGAAATGAAGTAGCTGCTCAAACTACACCTTCTTTAGAAACAGAAGTACAAAATACTATAGAAGATCCCGAACCACTTGAAGGTGAACGTATTCAAATCTCAAATATAACTGCACAAGACTTACGAGATTTTGCTAATGAAAATAGCAAAACAGATGTTTTAGACGTTATTGCAAAAAGTCCAACAGATGTAGTACAAAAAATAGTTTCTACTCCTAATGCAAGTCTTTATAGTAATAAAGGAGATACTACTGGAGCTTTTACAAGTAAAGGTCGTACTAAAATGGAAATTAGTAATGATGGAGATGTTTGGAATTTTAAATTTCAAGGAGGTGTAGTTTCATTAGCAGCCAATCCAGATTTAGTTCCTAACTTTGAGGATATTCCTGAAGGAAATATTAAAGATGACATACGTGTTGTAGCTTCGGAATATAATAGATTACAAACAAAATATGCAGATGATCCTAGTGTGTTAACTAAATCTATTTCTGGAGTAAGAACACAGGGTATAGGAAGAACATTAGATGTTGGTTCAGAAAATCAAGAACTGTTTAATGATCAAAAAACAATGAGAGGTATTATAGCTGCATTTGATTTTCCAGGGCCATTTGATAAAGCAAGACCTTTAGTTGAAGACTTTTTAGCAAGTGTACCTACAGGTGAAACTGTATCTTCTTTTGAAACAGAAGACAATAGAGATTCTATATTAGCAAAACCTAGTGTAGATATGGATTCAATTGCATCTTTAATTAAATCTGAAGAAGGGCTACTTCCTACAGTATCAGCAGATTCTTTTTCTAAAGAAAACGGAAAATTTGTAAGAGATGAGGTAACTGAAAACATGCCCCTTTCAGGAGGATATGGGCATTTATTAACAGCAGCAGAACGCAAAAAATATCCACCTGGTTCTGAAATTCCTCAAGAACAAATAGATAAATGGTTTGAGGAAGATTTAAGAAAAGCTTATGAAGCTGCTGTAGCTCAAAACAAGCAGTTGTCTACTCCTTTAGACATTGGACGTTTAACTGCTGTTAATTTTCAATTAGGTACAGATTGGTATAAAGATCATAAAGAAACTTGGAAGGCTATGGTAGCTGGAGACTATGCTCTTGCAACAGAAGAAATTAAAGAAAGATCTAAATGGTATACACAAACACCAGCAAGAGCTGAATCCTTAATTAATTCTTTTCCCACTGTTAAAAGTTAGGATTGCATAATGGCTGAAGAAGAATACATTACAATAAAAAGAAGAACTCAACCTAAAGCACCAGAAGCAAGCACATTAGAAAAGCTTCAATATGGTTTTGATACGTCTTCTTGGATGTTAGGTGACATTGGAAGAGTTGCAGAATCTTATTTAACTGGTCAATCTACAAAAGAATTAGATGATCAACGTGTTGCTAAACTTAATAAAAAATATAAAAATTTATCTGCTAAAGATAAAACATCTACGGCTGCATCAGTGGGTGAAATTCTAGGTGAAGTACTAGATCCTGTATTTTATGTACCTTATTTTGGACAGGTAGGGGCACTTCGTAAAGGTGCAACATTAGGGCAAAAAGCTTTAGCTAAAACTAAATCAGGAACAGCTCTTGGTAGTTTGGTAGCTGCTGATTCAGCAGTAGATTCTATTGCAAGAGGAGAAGAAATTAATGCAGGAGGAGTAGGCGTAGCCTTTGCAACTGGTTTTGTTCCTGGAGCTATTTTTAGTCCTAGTGCTAAAGTTACTAATATTAGACCTTCATCAATTAATATATCTGAACAACAAAAACCTCTAACTAAATGGTTAAATCCTGCATTATCTGAAGCAGATGAAAAAACTGTTCAAACAGTTTTACAACAAACAGAAAAAGAAAATGTTAAGTTTGTTGCTGCTTTAAGAGATGTGCCTGATATTGGTAGGCAAGCAGGAGAAGCTACAAAAACTATAGATGTTTTAGTTAAAGCAAAAAGAAAAGCTAAAAAAATAGCTAAACGAAAAGGAGAAAAATTAAAAATAAATGATCCTGCTTTATTAAAATATGTGCCTTCAGAATTAGTAGAAGCAGAAGTTAAAGCACAACAATTTTTAAAGACTTTACCTTCTTTATATAAAAAGTATAGTGAAGATTTAGCAGATGGTTCTTTTAATACTTTAGAAAATTTATCTAAAAACAATACATTTAACTCTAATGTTTTTGCTAGAGCAATTACGAGGCCGTTAATGGGAGGAGTTGCTGGTTATGGACTAGGTGTAACAAATAACTTTTTTTCTGAAGAAGATCATTTAAGTCCTTGGGGATGGGCATTAGCAGGATTAACAATGGGACAGCTCTCTAAAAAAATTATTAAATCTAATTTATCTTTAAATGTTAAAGAAGAAGGTTTAAAAGGAGTAGAAGATTTAGCTCGTAGAAGTTTATGGGCACAAACTAATATGTTTTTTGCTGGCTCACATGCTGCAAAATTAAATGTGTATGGTGATGATGTTGCAGCTTTTGGTAAGAATATGTTTAGACAGATGGGGTATGGTGTAGAAGGAGCAACTACACAATCCTTAGAAGAAACAATATCACGAGTAACACAACAACTAAACAAACAATTAAACGATGCTTCTATACAATTTAATTTGTCTGGTGTAAAAAATAGAGAAGCTAGAGAAGCAGCATTTGATTTAGCTAATGGGTTTACTAATGAAGCAAAACTAGCTAGTCGTTTTTCAGCAGAAGAAATAACTAATATAAAAGGCTATAGTGATTTTTCTAGAACTTTTACTGATGCGTTTGCTGCTGAAGTAAAAAATGTAGGTATAGATTTTAAAGAATTAAAAGATTATGGATTACCTCAATTACATAATGTAGAAAAAATTATTAGTAATAAAAACGAAGCACTAATAGCTTATACAAAAGCATTTGAAGCTCAATCTCCTGAAAGTGTAGATCATGCTAAAATGGCAGAAAAATTTATTAATAATTTAATTACAATGGGAGGATCTCGTAAAATTATTAGAAGTGCTTTTAAAAAACAAGGCGATTATGACGATCCTAATAAAGTCTTGCGACCTATGACAGATCACTTTGAAAAGAAAAGAAAAATTGTTTCGTTTGAAGCTAGAAATGAAATAAAAGATTTTTTAATTCGTGACACAGACCAAGTTTTAAAAACTTTTTTAGATAAAAGTGTTGATAAAGTTGAATTTGCTAGACGTTACGGCCCAAATGGAGAAGGCATACAGCAATTAAGAAATAAAATTGTTGATGATACTAGTCAAGCAAAACAAATTGCTGCTACAGAAAAACAAAGAACAATATTAAACAATCGTCAAAACGCACAAATAAAAGCTATAAATGAATCTGTTGATTTATTGTTTGGTCTTCACAATGCTGATACTGCTTTAGCTAAAAGTACAGTAGCTAATAATACTTTTAGTGTGTTAACTACAATGGCTAATTTAACTTACTTACCTAAAGCAACTGTAGCAGCCATAGGCGATGTTATTCAACCTTTTCAAAATAGTGGTGTATACAACACCATGAAAGGTTATGGAAAAGCAATGGATAGCGAAAGAGATTTTTCAAAACTGTCAGGCTTTGCAGCTAAAGATGTTCTTGGACAAGAGTTGCGACAGTTTTATACAGGTTCTACACCTTCGGGTGTGCCTGGCAGTTTGCTTCAATTAACAACACGTAAAGTAAATGAAAAATTTTTTAGAACAATAGGTTTGGCTTCTTTAACACAACATGCAGGAAGGTTTGCTTATAACGCAGGAATAGAAGATGGTTTTAAAGTTGCAAAACAAATGGCTAAAGGCCAGCAAAGCACTAGTTTAAAAGCACAAGCAAGACAGCTTGGCATTACAGATGAAATGGCTGACACATTAAATAAATTTAAAACAGTAGATGAAGCTTTTGCTGATGATTTAGGTCAAGAATTTTTAGATCGAATAGGTAATAAAGCATCTAGCCGTGATCGTATTATTCCAGAAATAGGAAACAGACGAGCTTTTACACAATCTAAAGATCCATTTATTAGATCACTAGGACAGTTCTTGTCTTGGGCACAAGCAAAAACTACACAAACTAATGCTTTAGTATCTCGTATAGAAGATGGGGATGTAGCATTAGCTACTCGTATGTTAGGAACATTAATTCTTTATGATGGCGTTTTAACTTTCAGAGATTTTCTTAATGATCCATTAGGTGAGCGTTTAGAAGAACAAGGTTACTCAGATTTTGCTGATAAGATTACTAGTTTTGATCAAATTATAGGTAGAGGTTCTATTTTTTCAGGAAACTTTGCACCTTGGCAAGTTGATAAAGTTGCTAGAGTTTTATCTGGTGCAAGATATGGAGATTCTTTAGAGTCTATTAGTCCTACTGCTGCATGGGCTGCTTCTTTAGTAGAAGGAATTCCAGCAGTAACTAAAAATATTGAAGCTAGAGATTATGAAGGTGCAACATATCAAGCTGTAAGACGATTACCTTTAGGTCGAGAAGCATTAGCTATACAAGGTATTACAACTAATAGACCTTTGAAAGATCAACCTAATCGTAAACCTATGGGTGCTCAACCAGGAAGTTTATTTTTAAATAAAGGTGGGATAATAAGTAATGCAATTCGTAAGAAGAAAGATAAAGGTGGTATTGCTTTAGTTCCTAATGCACCTGTCGAACCTGATCAAAGAATAGATAAGATGACAGGCGTACCTTATGATGAACAAGCAGGTGAAGCCTATACAGATGTTGAAGATCGTCAAGGACTAATAGCAGCAGCACTTGGTAAAAAATTACAACGACACACTTTTGTAGCTGGAGGTCTAAGTAAATTATTAAAAGTGTTAGCTAAAAAAGTAGCTGATGTTCCAGAAGAAAGTGTGCCTATTAGACCTGTACCTCCAAAACAATTAGACGTAGAAAATACACCTAAGTTTGATCCTAACATTACTGCTAGGTTAGAAGCACAAGGAGTTGATATTGCTAAGAGTTTGGAAGAAGGTGGACAGTATGTAGATCCTAGAACTGCTGAAGTTTTAACTAATAGGGTGATTACGGATTCAGTAATTGATGGTGTAACTTCAAATAATAATAAACCAATAATGAAAGGACGTTTAAGAAGTTTTTCTACCGATGCAAAATTTACTAAACAAATTGAAGAGGCAGCACAACAGAAAAAAAATAATAAAGATATTACAACTTTAAAAACTAATTTATTAAATCCTGAAAAGTATAAAGTACTTAGTAGTAAAGTTGAAGGTTTAAAAAATCATTTACAAGGTAAGCGTTCTATTGTAACTGTTGAAGGAAAAAGTGGTAAGCAATATAAAAAAGATAGAGGAGTTGTAACTAATCATGCTTATGGTTTAACTGTAAAAGCAAAGGGAGATGGTTTTTTACAAAGAGTATTAGCAAAAGATAAAAAAAGTCGTTACAAAACTGCTGAAGGAGAAGGATATGCTCAACCTTCTTTAAGACCACACTATATTGGAGATTATAAAACAGGCAAACAAATAGGAACTATTACAACAGGGGGTGGTAAAACTTTAAAAAAACATCCTTTATATGACACCATTTACATAGACGCAGAAGATTTAAGAGAATATGTAGGTAAAGCAGAAGGTGGTTTAACTGATGCAGGTCAAGTAGTAAATATAGAATTAAGTTAAGGACTAAGAAGAATGTATAAGTATTTTACAAAAGATGAACTTGCATGTTCACATTGCGGTAATCTTGTTATTGATGATGAATTTATAAAGAAGATAGAAGCTTTACGAGAAGCAGTAGGGTTTCCATTCGTAGTCTCAAGTGCATACAGGTGTGAACAACACCCCATAGAAAAGCGTAAATCAACTCCTGGGGCACACATAACTGGAAAGGCTATGGATATACATGTCACTGGAGAAAACGCTCTGAGGCTCTTAGAAGAGGCTCTGAAGGCTGGCTTTACAGGGATAGGTATCAATCAAAAAGGACAAGTGAACTCTAGGTTTATACATCTAGATATTATAGACAATTCATCAACAAGACCAAGGCCCTGGATATGGAGTTATTAAAGAAGAAGTTAGGAAGAGGTGGACAGTACCCAATAATCTGGACAATTTATCATACAATACTTGCAGTTGAGTTAGCTATTGTTATTTTGTTGTTAGGTTTATTGGTAGTTAAATGAGACTTATGGCTTTCCTTCTAATAGTAATTGTAGAAGGAGAAGAAATTAATACTAGAGGTATGCACTTTAGAGATGTCAATAGATGTCGTTACTTTGCAGACCGATTAGAAGATAGAGAATCTAAAGTAACTGGATACTGTAAGCCTGTACTAGTTGCACAGACTACTACCTTTAGGGATTAATATGGCTTATAGCGATAAAGTAATGGATCATTACAACAATCCTAGAAACGTAGGACGTTTAGATAAGACTGACAAACAAGTTGGTACAGGAATGGTAGGTGCACCTGCCTGTGGAGATGTTATGCAACTTCAGATTAAAGTAGATGCAGAAGGTGTTATAGAGGATGCAAAGTTTAAGACCTATGGTTGTGGTTCTGCTATAGCGTCTAGTTCTTTACTGACTGAATGGGTTAAAGGAAAAAAGTTAATAGAAGCAGAAGGTATTAAAAATGTAGATATAGCAGAAGAACTATCTTTACCGCCTGTAAAGATTCATTGTTCTGTTTTAGCAGAGGATGCTATAAAAGCTGCTATAAAAGACTATAAGGAAAAAGGTTATGAATATATTTAGTGCAATTGTAGGGCCAGTAGCTAATCTTGCTGGCACATGGATGAACAATAAACATGAACAGACACAAGCTAAACACAAAGCTAAGATGGCTGTAATAGAACATGATGCTGATTGGGAATCCAAGATGGCAGATGCTTCTGGATCGAGCTGGAAAGACGAATTTTGGACTCTTGTATTAGCCCTGCCCATCTTTATGGTAGGCTATGCAGTTGCCTTTAATGATCCTTCTGTATTAGACAGAGTTCATGCATCGTTTGATGCTTTGTCTAACCTCCCTGAGTGGTATTCCTACCTCCTTTTTATTGCGGTCAGTGCGTCATTTGGTATTAGAGGTGCTGACAAACTTATGAAGATGCGAAAATGAGTCCAGAAGAGTTTGACAAGTGGCGTATAGTTCCACGACTATTAGTATTGATGATGGCTCTTGCTTGTTGGGATGTGATTCATTGGTTCACCACTTTGGAACAGCCAACGATTGAACAGGCCGGGCTGGTTTCGGTGTGCACCGGAGCTATGACTGCCGTTTTCGGTTTATTTTTAGGTAAGGGGAAACAGGAATGACAGCAAAGAAAAAGAAAAAATCTAGGGTTAATGAAGCTGGTAATTATACTAAACCTACAATGCGTAAAAGGCTGTTCAATAAAATAAAGGCTGGCTCTAAAGGTGGTAAGCCAGGTCAGTGGTCAGCACGTAAAGCACAGATGTTAGCACAGCAATATAAAAAAGCTGGAGGAGGCTACAAATGAAAGTAAAAGCACCTAAAGGTTATCATTGGATGAAACAAAAAGATGGATCATACAAAGTTATGAAACATACAGGTAAGTTTGTAGCACATAAAGGTGCAAGCCTTTCAGCAAACTTTGCAGTTCAAAAGGTTCATAAGAAGAAATGACTCTTAAAAAATCACAGAAGTCTTTAAAGGCTTGGACAAAACAAAAGTGGCGTACTAAGTCTGGTAAGAAATCTTCCAAGACAGGAGAAAGATACTTGCCAGAGAAAGCTATAAAGTCTTTATCTTCTAAAGAATACGCAGCAACTACACGTAAGAAAAGAGAAGATACAAAGAAAGGCAAACAACATTCTAAACAACCTAAACAGATTGCTAAAAAAACTAGGCGATATAGGAAAACAAAATGATGCGTGATGATTACAAAAAAGGTGGTAAAACAAAAGACTCTCGTTTAAAACGAGCAGGAGTGTCTGGCTATAACAAACCAAAGCGTACACCTAACCATCCTAAAAAGTCTCATGTGGTTGTAGCTAAAGAAGGTAGTAAAGTTAAAACAATTCGATTTGGTGAGCAAGGAGCTAAGACAGCAGGTAAACCTAAGTCTGGTGAATCAGCACGAATGAAAGCCAAACGTAAAAGTTTTAAAGCTAGGCATGGTAGGAACATTAGTAAAGGTAAAATGTCAGCAGCTTATTGGGCTAATAAAGTTAAATGGTAGAACCATACACATATAATTGTACGTTAGTTCGTGTAGTGGACGGAGATACAATCGTATGTAATATTGATTTAGGGTTTGATGTTGTACTCTCTGAACAGTTTATTAGACTAGCTGGCATTGATGCACCTGAGAGCCGTTGCCGTAGACCTATAGAAAAGAAGTTAGGACTACTAGCAAAAGAAAGATTAGAAGAGATTTTAAAAGGCACGTTTAAACTTAAAAGTTTAGGCAAAGGAAAATTTGGAAGAATATTAGGGATACCATACGTTGATAATGTAGACGTATGTTCAACTCTAATAAATGAAGGACACGCAGTAGAATATGAAGGCGGTAAAAAAACAAAAGTCTGGGGAGAGTGACACTAAGTATACTGCTGAAGAGATTGCAAACTCTAAAAGAATTTACAAGTCTGCAACTCCTAAGTATACAATTGATTGGTACATAAAATGGGTATCTTCTATATTATTATTAGTTGCCATGTGTATTCGATCTGCTCAGTTTAATGCAGCACTAGACCTTGGACTTTCTTTTATAGGAATGCTTGGTTGGTTATGGGTAGGTATTCTTTGGAAAGACAGAGCTATTATAATTGTTAATGGTGCTGCTTCTGTAATTCTACTAACAGGTATTTTGAGATACCTAAAACATTTTACATACTAGAGGACAAGACAAATGATTAAAAAATTATTTACAGCATTATGCTTTGTAGTCTTAACAGGCTGTCAAACTGCTGGGATGGAGTACTATCAAGCTGTAGAGAATGTAGCGATTGCTCAAGCACAAGCACAACAAGCTAAGTCAGAAGCTCTGGCACAAATAGCTGCATCAGGTGATAACAGTGCAGCAGGGTCAGCAGTTATGGCTTTAGCCCTCATGCAAGCACCTCATACACAGGTTATACCACAACAATCGGTAGCTCTTGAGTGGACGAAGGCCGTCCTCCCGGTTGCCGGAAGCCTTGGAAGCATGTGGATCAGCTCAGATGCTCAGAAGAGTACAGCTAGGTATGCTATGCAATCTAACTTAGCCAGGATTCAACAAGACGGTCAAAAAACTACAGCTCTTTATAACATGTTAGGTAATAACAGCGACAACATGTTGAACTTAGGATTAGGATCTTATGATGCTATCAATGTAGCAGGTCAACAGTCTGTTGATTTAGGACTTGGACTAGGACTAGCAAGTATAAATAGTGTGTCAGGTAGTACAGATAATTCTGCTGTACTAGATGCTTTAGGCAACCTACAGTTTCCTAATTATACTAGTAATTTTCAAGGTATTCTTGATGCAATTGGTAACATTTCAATTCCTAACTATGATTCTCAATTAGATGCGATACTAACACAAATAAATAATTCTAATACTGTTTGGGTTGCTGGAGTTAATTGTGTAAATAATACATCTTCTGGTGTAATTGGAGTAGGGGGTATCAATACATCTTTACCAGTGTGTCCAAACTGAGTGGGTTCATATTTTGTATCTGTTACAAATCCAAAGAAACGCTTAAAAGAATTTAAGCGAAAGAAAAAAAGGAGCAAATAGTGTGGAGCCGATTGCATTATTATCAATGGCTACGACTGCCTTTAAAGGTGTCCAGACTCTTGTGCAACGTGGACGAGAGATTGAAGATGTCGCTCAACATCTAGGTAGATGGTATGGTTATGTAGCTGATATCAATGAGGCTCAAAGAGAATCTGAAAAGCCTCCTATATTTAGAAAACTATTAGACAAAGGATCAGTAGAACAAGAAGCTCTGAATGCAATCATCGTAAAGAAAAAAATTGAACAGCAAGAAAGAGAGATACGAGATCTAATCGTTGTTGTATACGGAATTGAAACGTATCGTGAAATGATACAGATGCGTAAAGATATAAGATCTAAACGAGAAAGATTAGTTTATAAACAAAAAAGGCGCAGACGTTCAATACTAGATGGTATTGTTATAGTGATTGGACTAACTACATGCGTTGGAATTGTTTATGGTTTCTATGAGCTGTTAATGAACTATGCTAAGTAGGTTGCACAAAAGAACTTAATTCATTTTCAAAGTATTCGTGCAGTCCTCCTAATTTTATTTCTGCTTCAGTCAATAGTTTTTTAATTAAAAGTAATTCATTATCTTTAAAGACTTTGTTAGCTTCGTGAGAAGGAACAATACTGAACTCTGTCATTACTGTTCCTTTTGAGTTAACAAAAATTTTAAAGGACGCTAGATTACCTTCTGTCTTGCTTTGTTTCATTCTTTTTTTTATCCTTGTGGTGATTGTTATGTTTGAAAGTATCTTTCTTTTTCTTATTAAATTTTTTACGCCTTTCATCTTTGCGATTGTAATAATCTGTCATAGCTATTACCTTACCTTCTTACTTGTAAAAAATATGTTTCTCTATTTGTACGGTTTGTGTTTGCGCTACAGCCCAATACGGACTAACATAATTCGCATGGTAATATAACGCCCCATTAGTTATATCTCTGGATGGAGTATGTCTTACTAGTCCTTCAGCTAATGTCCAAGCTAGTATCCAGGCTTTTGAATCTGCTACATGTTCTGGTTCACCATCACAGTAAAAACTAAACTGACATTTATATTTTATAAGTTGTCCTTTTTCATCTCGCCACGCTTGTTGTGTTACTCCACATAATGTACTAGGAAACTGTGGACTTTTAACTCTGTTAAGAGCTACCAAACCTACTGCATATTGTCCTTCTACTGGTTCTGATCGAGCTTCAAAGTAAATTGTTTGGGCAAGACAATTAATTTCTGTTTGTTCCGTGTCTGCAAAAGATATACCTGAACATATAAATAATAAAACAATAAATAATTTTGTCATGTTGTATCCTCAATATCGGAAATCATTCTAGTGAGATACCATTGAGCTTTTTTTAAATCTTGTAAGCCGTCTTTGTATTCCCACCTATGGAGATATTTATAGACGTTGCCTACTAAATAATATTTAAAACCTTCAGACAATTGTTGTTCGATATAGTCTATTGCTTCTACACCTCCTTTATTGTAATGAGGAGGATGGTTTACAGCATCTTCTTTTGGAAACATTTGTTTATCTAAAAAACTATCATTAGGATGATACAAACTACCAGTAAGGGTTTTTGATTTTTGTTCAGTCATTAAACAGTCCTCTTTTTTATCTGGCCCACGAAACAAACGATCCCAATCTTCTGGTGTTGCTTTATTAATACTCATATAGTAGGTAACACAATAGATGTTAACCACAAGCTTAAACCAATCAAAGCTATACCTAGTGCAAGTTTATTATGAAATTTCATTACTCTATTTCCTTTAAGTTATTTTGAGATACTTCTTTAAATTCTTTACTGTTGCGATAGCGTTTGTCTATCCATGTGTCTGGTAATGTTTCTTCAGAAAACCATCTAAATCCATGTGACTCTGCCCATTCTGCATGACTTCGTTTAGTACCATCTTTTCTACGTTTAGCCTGTGGCATAGCTGCAGAGGGGTTAGCAAATAAGAATACAAGTTCTGTATCATCTGGTAGAACTTTGTTTATCCAAATGTATTTGCTGTATTCTGCATAGTCCCAAAATCTTCCTTTAGCTTCTAATAAAACAGTATGTCCATCAACTTCTAACACAAAGTCAGGATGATAAACATGTTCTACAATGTAAGGTACTGTGCCTTCGTGATGTGTCCAGGCTTTAAGTAACCCCATATGTAATTCATATTCCCAATTAGAATCATAACCTTCTACATTTACTTTTTCTATTGGTCTTTTTTTCCTTGGCAATCTTTTCAATGTTTTGTTCCTTGTCGAGCTTCAAGCTCATTAACTAAAAGATTATGTAAATGTATAAGAATATCATCATCAACAGCATTAAGATCTCCCTCGTTATTATACAAATCTTTACCTAAAATAATAAGAAAAATACTTAAAGGTAAATTTTCATCTTGGCTATCTAACTGTAATAACATGTGGTTTAATATCTTCTTCATAAGTATAGGTATCTATTGGACGATTAGGTTGCAAGGCAGTTAAATGTTTTAGTTTTTTTACTGTCCATTTAAAAGAGAAAGCACTTAAAAATGTAGTGCGTCCATGTGTAATGTGCGTTTGTTTTGGAAGCAACGATAACAACTTATCATCTGTTAACTCTTCTTTATCTTCTTCATTGAGCAATGTTAGTAACCACTCTTTAAGAATAACTAAAGCTTGCTTCCTAATTTTTTTTATTTTCTTTCTGTTCATGGAGAAATCTCTAGTACATTGGGTGTAGCTGCAACACGAGTTAAGTATGTCGGCCCTTTAGCGTATTGAAATACACGTAGTCCTTGTCCATTGTTTGCATCTTTAAAACAATCAAACTTGTAAGCACAATAGGTACAGTTCCTGTGGAGTTTCATATTTCCTTTCTTTCCTTCAGGTACTGGTTGGTAGCAAAGAGGGGGTTTATCTTCTGAGTCAAGAGCTTTTTGCAAGTTACTAATTTTAGCAGGTATGTTAACTTTGTCAAGTTCATCTGGTTGGTATAAACATAACTGTCCTGTTTCTTTATTGATAACCAAGAAACCTCCTTCTGTTGTGCCTTCAGCTTCTTCATAGCCTGACAGTTGAGCAATGTACCCAAAGGTATCATCATCTCGTAGTGTACCTTCACTGAACTTCTTGTAAGCATAGTTTGATGCAGTCTTAATATCTACAATCTCACCATCAATCTTACAGTCTATGTGTCCTTGAACACCTGATACTTCTACTTGCTTTTGCTCATCAGTTACTACATGCCCTGATAACTTAGCAAACAAGATTAGTATTTCTTCTAACATATGTCCATAAAGAAACTTTATCATAGTGCTTTCAAGCATCTTATTATTGGCAGAAGTATTGCGTCTATCAAACCACAAGAACCTAGCTGGTCTACCTATATTCGACATTCGTAAATTAAACTGACTATTACGTTCTCCCGGTCTAGCCCATTGTCTCAATGCATTTTTAATGGACTCTCCGAACTCCTCAATCTGTTCATCAGTAATTGCTATGGCTTCTCCCTTGGTTAAAGGATTCAAAGCTGCATAGATGTCTTTAACTAATGTGCTAAGATTTTTCATTATGTTCCCTCAAGTATTGTATAGCTCTTTCTAATCTTTCTATACTATCATTAAAGTTACCTAAAGCTCTATTACATTTTTGACAGAGCCAACCTCTAAAGGTGTTGTTTATATGGTCATGGTCAAGTACCCACGTTCCATATTGTTTTCCATTGTGTTTAATACCTTCTGCTTCATCTTTATCCATCAGACATATAGGGCAACGATGATCTTCTTTTGCAGGTTCTGTTATAAGACGTAATTCGTTTCTAATTTTTCCAAGTTCATTTGAACATGGTTTACATTCTGTTCTTCGATATCCTCCTGCTCTTTCATGAGGAGAAAACATATCAATAGGTAGCTCTTGTAGACACTTAATACACTTGCGGTATTCTACATCTGGTATGCGTTGTTCTTTAAGCTCTTCAAATAATTCAGATTGCTTAGTGGGTTTCTGACCAGTTGTTTCCGACATTGAACTCTCCTGTTAACGGACATTTAAGTTGTAATGTTTCACCAGCCTCTTCAATAGCCTGGACACCTAGTCTACCTACTTCATTTGCAATATCTTCTTGCACTTCAAGTTGCCATTCGTCATGTATGTTACCAACAAAGTGAGCATCAAGTCCTTGCTCTTGTATCTTTGCATTGAATAACACAAGAGCTTCTTTCATTACAATAGAGCCAGCCGATTGCAACAAAGAATTTAAAGCAGCATGTTCACTACGAATAGTAACCTTTCTACCATCTAATCCTTTGATGAAACCTTTTCTAGCCGCTCCTTGGACTCTGTTTCTAAGATGTTCAAATGATGGGAGATTAGTAAAGATAGATTCTCTAATTCTTTTACCATCTTTCTGGCTTCCTCCAACCACTTGACCAAGTTTTGAATCTCCAGCTCCGTAGATGATGGCATAAATGATACTTTTTGCCGTATTTCTTGATTCAAGTCTCGCAGCTTTTTGATTAACGGTGTGTATGTCTCCATTGAGAATTTCATTTGTAAACCCCTCATCATTCATATAGTGTGCAAGCATACGTAGTTCTAATCCACTAGCATCAATGCCCACTAATTTATATCCTTCTGGAACAATCCAACAAGCTCTACACTCTGTGCCGTATTGAGACTTTGAGCTAGGAACTTGAGCTAAGTTAGGATCTCTATGTGTCATCCGTCCAGTAATTGTACCGTTAGGATTTACAAAGCCGTGTACTCGATTGTCCTCTTTAAGATTCTTAAACCAGGAATTAATCTGAGCTATACGTTTCTGTAACATCAGATACTCTGCAATCATCTGAGCCTGTGGAATATCTTTTATCTTACTAAGTATTCCTTCATCCACAATTGGTTGACCAGTAGGTGTAAACTTCTCAGGAGTCCATCCATGCTCTTGTAGGTACTCGCCTATTTGTTTACGACTGCCTAGATTGAATTCTTTTTCATTGGTACGTACAACTATTTTCTCACCAGCTTCTAACTGCTGATACTCTTCAGTAGTTAAACGTACTTTCTTTTCTGGACTGACACAACCCATTTTAGATAACGCACCTGTCTTAGTTCTGAAAGGATATATCTTAATGATTTCAATTTTAGATTGAAAATCTTCTTGTACATCACTTTCAACTTGAGCTAATCTTTCCTGCAACATTGATAAAAGTTTTGAAGCTGCTTCCACATCAAACATAAACCCACGCTCTCGTTGACTGTGTAAAATCTTAGCCACCTCTGTCTCTAAAGCAATAGACTTTTTACTGAAGCCTTTCGCTTCTTGTCTCAAGGCATGAAAGACTTTAGCATTCAGCAAAACGTCTTGCTCACAATAGTCTAGCATCTCTGCACTATACTTACTAAACTCTTCAAAGTCTCCCTTGGGTGTGTTTAATCTATAACCCCAACTCTCAAGCCCATGATTCCCTTCACGTACCGGGTTGAACAGACGAGACAAAACAAGTGTATCTAACACAGTCTTGTCAGATAGATCAACACCTGTAAGTTTCTTGATAACAGGTATGTCATATCCAATGATGTTATGACCTATCAATCTGTCATAAGACTTCAACAACTTCCAAGCATCATCAAGCTGTCCAGGCCCATAAACATATTGTTGCTTAGTATCAACATCGACTGCTGCCATACACCATATCTTTGTAGCATCAATGTCATTGGCTTCAATGTCAAAGACTAAAGATTTTTTCATATGTCTTCTCCTAATAATTCATCTGCTACATCAAGCTCAACTTCAGATAATCTACCAGTGGTTTTGTCGTAAAGCAAACTAGTAGCCAAGCCTACATCACCTGAGTACCGACACTTTAGGACACGTATCTTACTGGTATTCGCCTCAATAGGACAGTCAGCTTGTTGGTTTCTCTCTATTGAAACAACCGTATCACTAACTTGTGCTATGCTCTGAGAACCTCGCAAGTGAGATAGACTTGTCTCTATACCATTCTCGTGTCCTCGATTGCCATCTACTCTGCGTAAATGTGATACAAGAATTAGACCAGCATGTGTTTCTTCTACAATTTCTCGTAGTCTGCCCATAATGAAATCAATACCTTGTCGTTCATCACCATCTAAAACAGACAACACAAGCATGTGTAGGTGATCAAGAACAATCCATTTACAACCACAACCCACAATCATAAAGCGTAACTTACTAAACAGCTCATCAATATTATGTAGTCCTAGATGCGAATGAATCCATACTCTGTCTTTGTTCTTACCCATGAACACTTTATCATACATGACATTGAGTTCGTCCTTGGAGTACATCTCACGTTCTTGCTCGATATGTAGCCTAGTGTTAGCCTCGATAGACAATATGCCATCTACTGTTCTGTGCCAATCTTCTTCTAGGGCAATCACACCTACATTGTCTTCAGTCTGAGTGATTAACCAATGACTTAGTTCCCTTGTGACACTCGACTTACCAAGTCCTGTACCACCTGTGAAGGTAATCAGTTCTCCTTGTCTCAAGCCATAGATCTTATTGTTTAACCCCTCCCAAGGGAAAGGCAAGGATTCTTTGCGAGGTCTATCGTGATAATCTTCACGCTTATCCGACAAATTGTATACACCAGAAGGTGTGTAAGTCTTAGCTGCCCACCAAGCAGTAGTGTATAGCGTATGTTTGTTAGCCTGGAGTACATCGTTAGCATCTTTGAACTCATCAGGCAGTAACATTAATTTAGCTTTACCGGGACTCAACAGCCTTGCAACCTTCTTAGCTGCTTCCCTTCCTTGCTTGTCGCTATCGAAGTTTATGATTACGTTTTCAAAAGATTCTAGAAATTCCAAGTTCTGTTGTACATCTCTGACTGCACCTGATGCACCACTACGAATAGAAACGCAAGGCCACTTAGATCCAGTAAGTTCATAAGCAGCCATAGCATCACATTCACCCTCAGTGAGCGTAATGTACTTGCCCTTAGATTTAAACAACTGTTGACCGAACAACCCTACATCTGTTGCTCGACCCTCCCAAGCAAAGTTCTTATCTCGCTTTCGGATCTTGTAGCCTACTAAATCATTCTCAATGTAGTAAGGATAACGATGACTATTTATATAGCCTTTGTCATTCTTGGTGACACGTACATTATATTGCTTTGCAGTCTCCAAAGAAATATTCCTATCCTTTAAAGCTGCAAACTCTCCTTCTGAAACATCCATGATGTGATTCTTCTGAGTCACAATAGTCTCCACATTATCTGAGTGGAACTTAGGAAAGAATGTAGAGCAACTAAAACATTTAGCACTCCCATCCTGGTTGATTGAAACAGCATCAGAGCTGTTACATTTGGGGCAAGGCTTGCGATGTGTTACGAAATGTGTATCCATGATTCACCTGTTTAAATAGGGTTGAACATCAATAAACAATTCCAAGACATGTAAACATATCTCGAAAGAGATTAAAGCATATAGAAAAACAAGGGGCTTATCGCCCCTCATCATCCTTCTGCTTATCCATGTTGGATAGTATTTGTTTAGAGAGATAGATTGAAGCAGCCTTCTTTATAGCTACATCAGATTCAAGCTGCTCAATTTCATTGGTGACTTTCATTATAAGCTTATAGCATTTTTGTGAATAGTCATCAAGCTCACTAAACTTATACGAAGTATCGCCATGAGTAAAGGTTGGTTCTTCTTGCTCACTCATAGCTCATCCGTAGGATCAGAAGCTCCAACAAAGCCAAGCTCTTCTCCATCTAGAGCAGCTTCACCATACTCAACTAACTCTAACACTTGCACACATTGAAGATCAAGCCCTTTGAAAGTACCATACGAATTGGTAGTTTCCCAAGGACGATACTGTACTCGAACCCTTGACCCATTACCTACTTGAGCATCCAAAGGTTGCAAGTCCTGATCAATTAATTTTGGAGCTGGATTAGTACCACCACCTTTCTTAGCGACCTTTCGCTTGATCACTAACGCTTGGCCTTCATCCATCTCCTTAACTGAATAGCCATCGGACTTGAACTTCTCAGCTACATCATCTGGTACAATCAGATTAGTAGAGTACACAGGTTCAAACTTCTTGTTAGGAGTGGTGATACTACTCCAATACGCAGTACCTTCTATTACTGCCATAGTCTTTCTCCTCTATTGAACCTCGCCTGATGCGAGGGCTTCTACGAATTTAGGAATTGTTTCAAATACAGCAGTCTCAAATTCTTCTTGAGACAAAGATGAAACATCCCCACCTTTTAATTTAGTATAACAGAATGTCTGGAACAATTGCAACATGCTATGTTTACCCGGGGGATTGACACCCATACACATAACCCATGCCCTGACCCAAGCATCCTCGATCTTGATTGCTAGTTCATTATCCATATACCACCTCTATGTTATATTGAGCAGACCATCGTTGCTCTGTTTCATATTGGTAGGCATAACCTTTAAGGTAGTCCTCAGACATACCAGACTTGCAAGGATTACCCTCCATACAATCTTCAACACCCTGTCTAAACTCTTCAGATTTCACAACTATCTCCTGTACATGCTAATGTTTGTGTGCCTTCTGTGTTGTCTTGATCTTCTACAATATCCCAATTAAATTCTTTAGGGAAGTCTGCTATAAGCTTTTCGTATTTCTCTTTAGTTATTGGTTGATACGGAGCTTGCTCATATACATGACCATCATAAGGCAAGAAGCTTATGCCTGATATAGAATCAAACTTATTATAAACCCATTGACCTATCTCTAGGAACTCATCGTCCCTATAGTAGCATGTCATACTAGGTTTGTGTTCACACCAATGATCTTGGTAGACTTCCCACAACAACAACTGATCATAGCCCCTTACATCGGAGGCTGTATACACGCCCTCTGGTGAGCGTTTAGGGAAAGAAAATACTAGGGTACTAGGTGAGCGTAGATCGTCCTCACAAGGCACTCCTGCGTCTTTTAGGACAGTACAGAGGGGATCACGCTTGTCGGCTCGTACTGTACGAATGTAGTACTGAGAATAACGAGGATGAATACCACTGGCTGAATCAACAAGCTGCGATACCGTCCCACTAGGTTTGACGCAAGTGATTGCCGCAGACTGCTTGATGCGTAACCTCTTAGCCCATTCCTTATTCGTCTTGATAGCTTCATTCTTTAACTCCTCTAAGAGTTCTGGTAGTCTTGGATTCTCTAAAGTCATAGCAGGATTATCCATGATGCCTGTCAAACTGACACCAAGTAATGCTTCTTCTTCTGTATTCTTCTGCCATGCCCCACGTAGATATCTGAAGTCTGTCAGCGTAGCTTGAAGTGTGCCTAGTATTGTAGCCAGGCGTACCTTCCACTTGAGTTCTTCTATCGTATCTTCTGAGCGAACAACCACTTCACTTAGGTTACAAAACTGATTTGAAGTAAGCACGATCTCACTGCAGGGATTGCAACCGAACTCTTGATCGGCATCTCTTCTTCCACTCTTAGCTGCCTGGCGTTGACTAGCTACTCTGGAAAAGATCCCTCGTTCACCTGCTTTTGATTCATAGAGACTACTCCACTCATTAAGGAAGGCTTCAAAGTCTGGCTTCTCTGTGTAGCAAGCAGAGTTATTTGCCAAGGCTCGATGGGGTGTATGATCCCACCAGTTACCATGCTTGGCTCGTTTCAGTCTGTCATCTGTGAGGTTACTAAGCGAGATGAGGGCTGATCTGCGAACTCCTCCAACCACGACAATCTCTGCGATTTTACACGCCAGATCGTGACATTCAATGGAGTTAAGCTTTCGACCAGACGCACCCTTAAAAATTCCGACCGTAAAGTTGAAGAGTTCGACAAGAGGTTCAGGGCCACTTGCCCTACCTCCAAAAGTTTTGAGGGGTGAACCTGAAGGTCTAACTCTACTAACATCCCATCGGGGTATCTGGCCCGAATAAAGCAGCGATACCAACTCTCTAAATGATTTCGCCCATCCAATTTTACTATCTGCGACATGAATAACGGTTTCTGTTTCATGCATATCCTCTTCTACTGCTGGTAATTTGGTGATGTACTGCCGTTCAACACTGTATCCAACACCAGTACCACACAATAAGATATACATCATCTCATCAAAAGATCTTGGACTATCTATAGCTAGGTATGCACAGTTAAATCCTGCAACATTGTCCCGGTCTAATGCACCTGCTCCACCTGCTGTCATTAAAGCTCTCATGCTAGGCATAACATCCAAGTTATGTATAGCTTCATAGAGTTCTTCAGCTTCCTTGGATTTCAAATGCCCTTTGTCTTTAAAGAACTGCACGTATCTCCGAACAGTCTCTTCCCACGTTTCTCGTCTGCCTTCTTCTGGTAGGTAACGAGCATACCTACTCTTGTGTATGTAACTTTGATATGCATCCATGAATAAAACATCCCCTCAAATTAAATAACTATGATAGACTATAAAGTCTTTAAAGAAATAATAATAAATACTTTTAACTTCTCTTCTTTAAAGACTGTATAGGTAAGTATACAGCAAAAACGAACAGTAGTAAATAGTTAATATTACCGTTAGTCTTCTAAGTCTAGAATAGCGAACCCTGCATCTTTAAGCTTTTCTAAACAAGTACTTAACATCCAAAGCTCACCTTGTTTCGACATATACCCAGGTGGATAGAAGCCAAACAACTCTTTGTGTTCGAGTAAATAAACAAAAAGAAATTGTAATTCCTTCTCTTCCTGTTTGCCAAAGATGTTTATTACATTACTCATGTTGTACCCCTTTGTAAATTTTTCTTTGAACTCCTAAACTATAAAGCATGTGATAGTCTTTATAGTCTAGGGTTACTTTTCCACATGAAACACATCTCTCAAGTGTAATTAAGTTCTTAGCTTCATCCGTCAAAGGACTTTTAAGATGCTTGTCATACTCAGATGTGGGTATCTTGTGGTAGTTATGGTTACAGACCATCTCCAACCCACTCATCATGCTCACCTTTAAAGGTTCTAAGGCGTGATTTGTATTTAGGATTATGTTTATCTTTGGCACAGACCATATCATAATCATCAGATACTATTCTTAATAAATCACCAAGGTTTAATCCTAGACTTGTTAATTCTTCTATTGAAAATGAAATTTCATAATTACTATCTTCCATAGAATTAACATACTCATATAACGAGTTAACTAAATCTAAAACTTTATACTCGTGCCTTAAAGTTTTAAGGTTGTCAACACCTACGGCTGCTCGAATCTCTGAGCCATTTAAAATTGATTTACTCATCGTAATTACTCCTTACGTACTTGTGTTTGAAGAAGCTGCTTAGTCTAGTAGACCAAGCAAGCTTCTCATTATAGATAAGATCTTCAAGGACTTCGTATACTTCTTCCTTGCAAATCTTATCTGCCTCTTTGTCGATCTTAACTTCGATGTAAACAGAAGTCACTTACTTATCTCCTGTGAAAATAAAGTCTAAGATACTTGCTCTTGTTAATTGGCTGTCCATCCTGGAAATTCTTCCAGCTCTCTCCTTCATCTAGCTTGGAGTGATCAAGGTACTGTCCTCTTACACGCATGTAGCAATCAGGATGTATCCATTTCTTTAGCTTATCAACTAAACAATTACCCCACTTATTATTAGGGATGTGGCTAAACAAATACCTGTGCTTCCTTTCTTTATGCATAAAATCAAATGAGAACTTTGCAAAAGGTATGAAGTTACCTTGAGGCACAGTCCACTCTGTGAATTTTACATCGTCCAGGTACTGTCTTAGCTTGTCGTTTTTAGCATAGGCAAAGCTTCCATCCTTTGCCTCTACTTTAGTTACACACATGAAGTCTCTCAACAAAGCTAAATCATATTGCATTCCTTTAGACATATAGTTCTCCTAGTCAATATCTTCTTGTTTAATATTACGTTCTTCATGCAAACGAGCCATAGCCGCACAGATTTTATCCCATTCCTCATCATCCTGTGAGATACAATCTTCACGATATCCATATAACGCATTCCATATTACTTGGAAGTCTTCTTTTAAGTCTACTAACATTATGCAGCCCTCTTTAATAGTTTGTTGACAGTGTTACGCACGATGTTCTCACGCTTACGCCTGATGAACATGATGTTTTCTTCTGAAGATGCCCTAGCTGCCGGGCCATGAGTACTCCAATCAGTAAAGGTATTGTATACAGCCCACTGAGTTCTTCCTAGCTCTGCACTGTACTGCTCCCACTTTTCCCACAGATAATTGAGATCTTTATTCTGCTTACCATTCTTCCATCTTTCTTTTAGCAGAAGTTGTGGGGCTTTGTGGAACTCGCACTTCATATGATGCTGTGACTCAACCATACGATCTTCATAGTACCCACGTTTTCCAGTAGCATCTGCAAAGGCCATGAATGCATCAAACTCTGATACTACTGCCTTCATCATATCCTTCCAGACCTCTGGTTCTTTGGTTGCTACCTCTAATGCCTTTACAAGAAGCCTTGCACCAAAATCTATGTCAAGACTCTTGGTATGCTTGTGTCTGTATGACATTACGGTGTTGTCCAGAGAAATCTGTCCATTCAAACAAGCAATTCTCTTACGCCCTACCTCTTGCATGAAAGACCAAGTACCATCCCAGGAATCCAATAACACTAAGCTAGGCTCAACGACAGAGCCGTCCGTCCCTATAAAGGAATGAGCTGGTAACGTATGAGTATAAATCATACGCTTTCTATCTGGCGAGACATTAATGTCTTCACCTCCTCCAAAGGTATCTACACCAGCTCTGTGAATTATACCCCGACCTACATCAACCACACGCCTTGGTTGATTGAAAGTAAACCCACTACCGTGAGTAGCGATCTTCTGTCCTGTCTCTTGTACAAACAGGGTCACGCTATCAATGTCCATTTTGAAATCACCATTGGCCTCGTACCACACAGGTGATCTACCTATAGTAAAGTTAGCTTTACCATAGTCCGGGTTTGCTTGCCCACCAAAAATGTTAGATACATTATCCATTACTTATCTCCTAAAAGATTTAAAAATTCCGCAGCCTTGACATCATTATGCTGTCCCAACTGCACCTTATCAAAGACGGTGCTTAACGGATCACCTTCTTTAAGTTCTTTAAGTTCTTTAATAGTTTTTGCTGTATTAAAAAACAACTCATTCATAACAGCTTTATCCATTGTTACCTCCAGTTATTATGCAGCCTGTCGAACTATTAAGTTCTGGTCTGCTTCCTCTACACCTGGCACTACCTTATACTTCAGTCCTACAATGACAGGGCCAGCCTCTACATTGAGAAGATCATCTCGATCTCCATCAATAACTTCCCTACCTAAGAATGTCTTAGGAAAGGGCTTATCTTTAAACACTGCTGACATAGGTACATCAGTCTTCAATGCTTCCTCAACTTGCTTTTGAAATTTTTTCTTCGGACTATAACTGAACATCAGCTTGTAGTTATCTGGAGTTCTCGTAAGCCTGTATGCTGCTTTAGTATAGTCATAGAAAAATATATCTGGAAACTCTTGTGGAATTCCGTGACGCTCCCACGGCACATCACTAAGTGTATTTAGTCTAGCGATAGGTTCAACACCAGTACGCTTACACAATTTATTAAAGTTGAATAGCTCTCTGCGTAGCTGCTCAAGGAATCCTTGCGTATCGTTGTGATAGTACATGGTCTTATCCATCCTACCTTGTACTACATTACCCATCGCACCACGCCCAGCACCTACTAAGCACATCTCCTTACACCCTGCAATGTTTCTAGCTGGACATAGTATGTCATCTGGATACATAGACAGACTACCTATGCGTTTTTTGGGTTTGTCCTTCATAGACTTCTTGATCTTGGTGTTACCACCTGCGGTATCTAATAGCTTCATGGTTACTCTCCTTCATAGTTATGTGGGGGGATCAAAATCTGCTGGTGAGATATCTTCATCCCTCTCATCCTTAATCTGCTGTCCGAACTGCTTCGCTATAGCTAGAGCAATCCCATCGTATGTCCTGGATCTTATCTTCCACCTGTTCTCACTAGGCGGTAGCCAATGTAGTCTTTGCTGCTCTTTCTTTGGTAGCTTGTCAAATTTATGCTTGACGTTGTTAGATTCTTTGAGTGGTTCAAGCTCATGTAACCATAGCCCTGTTTTCTTGCTCTCAGGGTGTCCATGTTGCCACGGCTGTATGTACTGTGGTTTAACATCAATAGTAGACTGAGTTGACAATACCCCGACAGGGTTCTCCATACATACATAGCTTGATTGTTCTGTAGCTACGTTCCACAGTTCAGTAGTCCAAGCAATAGCCTCTAATCTTAAATGATTTTTAGCCATGCCTTCACCATACCAAGCGTTACCACTGACAGCTAGAGCCGTACAGGTAGGATGCAATTGTACATACTCCCACGTTTCACTCTTTAGCATTTCCATCACATCACATCTGTAATGGTTAGGTGCATTGTCCTCTGAAGCTAAGAGATCACATGACACTACATCAAAGCCTTGTGCCTCCCACGCCCTTCTACTTATACCACTGGTTTCGCAACCGATTAGCACACTCATAATAGTCCTCTCCATATTTAGACTTACGTTTATATTTAGGCTTGCTACGAAACTCCTTCGTATACCTACGCTTCATAACAAAATTATTAGCCTTCCTAGTCATTCCTACCAAAGCCTCCCATTATAAAAAATTAGTTCTCCATCATAAGACTTGACCTTCTTCTCCTGGAATTCTTTGGAGTCCTTCCAAGCCTCACTGGTATCCTCCTCTTTTTTTGAAGGAGCAAACCTCCCTTTCCTTTCAGTGTAGGCATCTTCATTGTCATGCCTGTTCTGACTTCTACAGTTCATCTCTTTCATACTTAGTCTCCTACGTTAGCGAACTCAACATCACCAGGCCTATACCGATCCCGGCTAGGATAGCGATGCTGCGAAACATTAACTTCTCTACTTTACTCATAATACTTTCTCCTATGATTAAGTCCTCTCATCATAAAAGGACTTAACGATAAGAAAAAAAACAAAGGGCTATGAAGCCCTTTGAAGTCTTGCAATTTTCTCAATACGCCTACGCCTGGCTTCCTTCACCGTCCGAAAATGTTTATCCATTCGGTTGGTTTCTTTTCTAGCCGTAGCCTTGTTAGCTTTGTGAGTGCTAGGTTGCTTGCAGTTGTTGTCCTTTCGCATTGTAAAGTCCTCTCGTTGTTGTCCTCTCAGGATAAAAGAAACAAAAAAAAATAAAAAAAAAATAGCCTACCGAATTTCGATAGGCTATTGAGTGGTTAAGCTTGTTAGGCTTTAGCGTTTGTGTGTAGCTCTAAAGCCTTAACAATATCCAAGGGTGCGTACTTATTACCCTTCTTCACCATACCATGCGGCAATTGAGATAACATATTTTCTTGGTCAGTCAGTGAGAACTCACTCAAGCATAAAATAAGAGATTTAAGAGAGGGGCAGATCATATGGTTATCTTCACCATAAAAGCTTACATTCTCAATTTGATCATCCGTCAAGCCTTCACTCTTTAAAGCTTCTTTTTCCTCTTTTATGTCTTGTTCTTGTTTGAACTTTTCGGCAGTTCGTACCGATTGCTCTTTAACTGATACAAGCTTATTAAGTAACGCCACTAAACTTTTAGTTTGATAGGGTTTATCGTTAGCTAGCTCTAGCTTGTAAATCTTATCCTTCTTACAAGTAGTAGCCTTCTTAACAATACCATCGAACTCTTCAAACAATCCCATTGTGGCAAGCTTGCTAAACCGGCTGCATGTTTCTTTAAAACTCTTAATAGTTCGATAAAGCGTTGGTTCTTCAAATTGCAGATCGTCTAGCTTGTTATCTGCACTCGCATTGATCCAACTATTTTGCTTTTGTTGAACTATCGCATTGTAAACATTTTGCCAGTTTTTAGCGTCAGCATTACCCCTACGAGATGGCGTTGCTACCTTGTTATCTTCACTAGATAAAAACAAATCGTATATTTTGCTAGCTGAATTATTAAAAGAACTGTCGGTTTTTTCTAGTTCGGTGATTGCTTCAAATGTAGCTTGAAAAGCAATCTTACCGACTGCCGCAATATCCGATGGCAAGTTATAACCATTAGCTTTTTTAACTTCCTTAACTGCAAACGTACTACCATGTTTAGATGTAGGCATTTTTCAATACTCCAATTTTGATTAATCAATATTGGCAACATCCTATCTAGTAAGCTGCAAAGCCTACTAAGTAGGACATTGCCGCTAGTGCTACTACTTAATTTAGTAATAGCTACTCCCTATATACACTAGTCGGAAGTGATAATCACGCTATATCGGTAAAATGTGAATATTCACATATTTAATATATTACGTGCAATATAGAGCTATACGTGCTAGCGAATTCTTCAACTCAAAATAAAGTGATACATGTATTTAATAACAATGTATCAGTTTGATTATTGGATAGTTTTATAGACTATGAAGTAACAAACTAAAAAGCTTTAAAGCCTACACAGCTTCGTAAACTAGTGACGCTAAACTCAATAGACTGCAAAGCCTACCAAGTTCTAAAAGAGAACTTACTAGATAGCTTGTTAGTTCTAAAATAGAACTCACTTTGTAGGCTTTGCAGTTTGTCAGTTCTATTTTGGAACGTGTCTTTTTAGTCTGCAAAGTTTTTTTAGCTTGATGGGCGGCAGGAGGCCGGGCCACCCCCCCTCTATGACAACTAAATCTCATACATTTTTACAGACTTCAAAGGTTAACCAGTTTTGAGTCGGAACTACCAAGCCAATAAAGTCTATAAAGATCTTCTTCTTTTTCGTAGGCTTCTTGTTCCCAAGGCAGAGTTAGATAGGAACATTCAGAATAGTCCTTACCTTTCCACATATGTTTATAAGGTGAGAGTTCACCCTTTAGGTATTGTTTAGCATGAATGAGTTCATGTGCTAAATTGTGCATCATTTGATCTAGTGTCAAGTCTTTTCGTGCCAGAGTTATCTCTATAGATTGTTTATCACCCCAACAAGCCCCATAGAGATCTTCAAATTCATTTACTATAGTTATTTCTATATGAACTAAACGTCTAATACGAGGTAAGAATGAATATAAAATATCATTTATATATTTTTCTATTCTTTTCTTTTGGGCTATACGCCCTACAAAGTCTATATAGAACATACAAGTCTTTTCCTAGATATATATATATGCAGCCCCGGTAGGGCTTAGTTAAGTATACAGGTCAGTTCAGCTTTTGTCAAGTAAAAAAACTTGACAGAGTGTTAATCAGACCCTATACTGTAACATATGCGAGAACTAACCACAAAACAACAGACTTTTCTTGATCATCTAGTATCTGTACAAGGCGATGTAAAAGAAGCAGCACGACTAGCAGGGTATGCAAATAATGTATACCCCTCAGTAGTTAGAAGCCTAAAGAATGAAATCATAGACCTAGCTTCTAACATATTAGCACAGAGTGCCCCACAAGCCGCCCTAAAGCTCGTAGAGGCTATGAACTCAGAAACCCCTATCCCTCAAGCTAATATACGCCTACAAGCCGCACAGACGATTCTAGACCGTACAGGGCTTGGTAAAACAGACAGACTAGACATTAACCATAAAGTAGAAGGGGGTCTATTCATACTACCAGCAAAAGAAGAAGTTATTATTGAAGGTGCATATGAAGAGAAGAACTAGTACCATTCCTTTTGGCTATAGTCTATCAGAAGATAAAGTAACCTTAGAAGCTGTACCAGAACAACTAGAAGCATTAAATGAGATAAAAGAACTTGTACATGAGAAATCTTTAAGTCTTAGGGATGGAGCAACATGGCTACACTATAAGACAGGTAGAAAGTTAAGCCACGTAGGTTTAAAAAAAATAATAGACAAAGCCTATGAATGATTGGGAAGAAAACCCCGATGCTTATCAGCGAGATGAGGCTGGAGAATTTATTCTCAAAAAAGATGGAACTCCACGTAAAGTTTCCGGTAGACCGAAAGGTTCAAAAGGTAGAGGCTATAACTATCATTCCGAAACGAAAGCCAAACTCCAAGCCAGGAGATCTGTACGTAACAAACAAAAGAAACTGTCCCAAGTCCGTTCTCAACTTGAAGGCTTAAAGGAATCTACCAAAAAGTCCAAAGAGGCTTTAGAAAAGATTGAAAACCCTAACAAGTCTAAAGTAATAGATGAAGGAGATATAGAACAACTTACTCCTAATCTTCAAAAGGCACTCAAAGAACAAGATATAATATTCAAATCCAACGAAGGCCCACAGGCAGAGTTTCTTGCAGCAGGAGAACTTGACGTACTTTATGGTGGTGCAGCAGGAGGTGGCAAGTCCTTTGCCATGATTGTAGATCCTTTACGCTACTGCCATCGTTCAGCACACAGAGCGTTAATCCTCAGAAGATCCATGCCAGAACTCAGAGAGCTTATAGATAAATCCAGAGAACTTTATCCTAAAGCTTTTCCGGGCTGTAAGTTCCGTGAGGTTGAAAAGCTATGGAACTTTCCATCAGGAGCTAAAGTAGAGTTTGGATTCTTGGAGCGTGATGCAGACGTATACCGCTATCAAGGTCAAGCCTTTAGCTGGATAGGGTTTGACGAGATTACACACCTACCCACAGAGTTTTCTTGGAACTATCTAGCTTCACGACTAAGAACAACTGATTCAGAAATTATTCCTTATCTACGTTGTACTGCTAACCCAGGAGGTGTAGGGGCACATTGGGTTAAGAAACGCTATGTTACTCCTCACCCACCTAATGAGTCTTTCAAAGGTGATGATGGTTTAACAAGAAAGTTTATACCAGCTAGACTAGAAGATAATCCATACTTATCGACTGATGGCAGATACGAACAAATGCTACAGTCTTTGCCTCCTGTACAACGTAAACAACTCTTGGAAGGTAATTGGGATATTACAGAAGGAGCAGCTTTCGCAGAGTTTGATCCAGACGTACATATTATTACTCCCTTTGAAGTACCTATACATTGGCAACGTCTAAAAGGAATTGACTATGGATATGCTTCTGAAAGTGCTTGTATATGGGCTACAATAGATGCTAACGATGAAACTTTAATAATTTATCGAGAATTATACCGTAAGGGGTTGACAGGAGCTGATTTAGGGACTATACTTACTAACATGGAATTGGAAGATCCTGTATCGGTTTCTGGAGTATTAGATACAGCAGCTTGGGCTAGAACAGGTACAACAGGCCCAACCGTAGGAGAATCTTTAGTTCGATCAGGACATAAACTACGACCTGCTGATAAAAATAGAATACAGGGAAAAATCCAAATTCACGAATACTTGAAAGTGCAACAAAACGGAAGGCCACGATTACAAATCTTTAATACATGCCCTAACCTGATACGTGAGCTTCAAAGTATTCCTTTAAGTAAAAACAATCCAGAAGACGTAGACACTCATGCGCCTGATCATGCGTATGATGCTTTGCGTTATCTGATCATGTCTAGACCTAGAATTTCAGATACATATGCACAATTAAGAAATCTACGTTTAGAACAAGCCTACCAACCTTCCGATAGTGAGTTTGGTTATTAAAAATTTTTATGTAGGAGAATACATATGGCAAATCCAGTAGTAAGTATTAGAGATTCAGGTAGAAGCACAGCAAGCATACATGATGTACGTGCTTTATCCGACAACAACTGTCATTCATGGACATCAGCAACAACAGGCACAATAGCAGTAACAGCAAATGAAACGTATGATGTAACATTTACACAACCTGCTGATACAATTATTCGTAACTTAATTGCAATACCTGCTGGTAACATTGTTACTGCTGGAGCATCAGGTGATGATGTAGATTTTGATTTAGGTACTTCCGCAGGTGGTGGTCAAATAATTGATGAAGAAGCTATTCTTGATGATGGTGGTTCAGCCGTAACATGGACAGCTAATGCACCGTTATATCTTATTCAAGATTCACATGGTCATGGAGCTAATGCTTTTGTAAGCACTAGTGTTACTGCTGGTGTAGTTGGTGGCCCTGCAACTTCAGAGGCTATTGTAATTGCAGGAACTTTGTATACAGCTTCAGCAAGGACTTTACATGCACGATTAAAGCCTTTAGCAAATAACTTAACTACAGCAGCTACAACAGTTACATACTTAGTAGAGTTCCTACATCTTGGTGTATTGCCTGATTAATGGTGGGGTACTTAGTTGCCTTCTATGAATCTTTACGGCCTAAAGGTAAAGTCTTTAGGCCATTCAATACCTTTGGAATAATTATTATTAGTCTAGCTGTTACGTTTTCACTAGTCTATTCAATCATAGGACTTATATGAAAAAAATTATAGCTTGGTGTATTAAACAATATGCTAACTTAGTAGAAAAACTTGGCATGGGTGTAGATAGTATTGCTTATGGATTAACAAATCATGCTTTTCGTATGTCTAAAAAAGCCAAGGCGTTAGCTGATGCCTGAAGATACGTTTTTAGAAAACACAGCCGATTCTGTTTTTTATGAAGATGTTGAAGGTGAGCATGGTAAAGAACTTAATCTTACATCTCAAATCAAATCTAACATAGTAGGTTTAATAGAAGATCGTTATAATACTGCGGTAGATGTTAGAGAAAATGATGAAGGACGATGGATTACTTCTTACCATAATTATCGTGGCTTGTATCCTAAAAACGTAAGATTTAGAGAATCTGAAAAATCTAGAGTATTTATCAAGGTTACTAAAACTAAAGTACTGGCTGCTTTCGGACAGCTAGTTGATGTTATTTTTGGCACAGGTAAGTTTCCTATAGGTATAACTCATACTAAAATGCCTGAAGGTGTACAGGAATATGCTCATCTTGACAGAGATAATCCTACTCCTAGTATTGAGTCTACGCCCTCTCAAGAAAGTGAAGAACAAAAACAAACACCTTTTGATGTAGGTTATGAAGGAGATGGTCGAACACTAGCTCCTGGTGCAACTATGAACAACATAACCTTTATTGAACAAGAAGGAGAAAAAGCTAATAAACTAGCTCCCGGCCCTTCACCAATACCTGATGTACCAGAAATAAAACCTGCTGAAGTAAAATCTAGACGTATGGAAAAGCTAATCCATGATCAAATTGAAGAATCAAATGGGTCTAGTGAAATACGAAATGCTTTGTTTGAAGCTGCATTATTTGGTACAGGTATTGTCAAAGGCCCATTTAACTTTAATAAAACATTAAATCGTTGGACTCGTGATGAAGATGGTGAACGTACTTACGATCCTTTAGAAGTCAGAGTACCTCGAATAGAGTTTGTCTCTATATGGGATTTTTTTCCAGATCCGTCAGCTACTACTGTTGACGAATGTGAATACATTGTACATCGTCATAAATTAAACCGTTCTCAATTCAGAGCTTTAAAGCGTATGCCTTATTTTGATGAAGAGGCAATTCGTGATTGTTTAATGATGGGGCCAAATTACGAAGAAAAGGATTACGAAACAGAACTAAGAGATGATGCACATACAAGTGAACAAGGTTTAGGTCAGTTTGAGGTATTAGAGTATTGGGGTATCATGGATGCAGAGTATGCTCGTGAAGTTGATATGGACTTACCTGATGATGTAGACGAGCTATCTGAAGTGCAGATTAATGCATGGATTTGTAATGGTAAGTTATTACGTGCTGTTATTAATCCGTTCACACCCCATCGTATTCCATACCATGCGTTTTCTTACGAGCGTAATCCCTATAGTTTTTTTGGGATTGGTGTGGCAGAGAATATGGACGATTCACAGAAAATTATGAATGGTCATGCACGAATGGCAATTGATAATTTAGCCCTCTCAGGCTCACTGGTCTTTGATGTGGATGAATCTGCTCTTGTAGGGGGACAGTCTATGGAAATATATCCTGGTAAGATATTTCGTAGACAAGCTGGAATGCCCGGAACGGCAATCAATGGCCTCAAGTTTCCTAATACCTCTAATGAAAACATGATGATGTTTGACAGGTTTAGACAGCTTGCAGACGAGCAGACAGGTATACCTAGTTATTCACATGGACAAACAGGTGTACAAAGCATGACACGAACAGCTTCAGGGATGTCAATGCTACTAGGTGCAGCAAGTCTTAACATTAAAACTGTTGTAAAAAACTTAGATGATTTTCTTTTAAAGCCTTTAGGAGAAGCATACTTTCAATGGAACATGCAGTTTCTTGAACAAGACTTAGGTGTAGAAGGAGATTTAGAAGTAAAAGCTACAGGCACAAACAGCTTAATGCAAAAAGAAGTGCGAAGCCAACGGCTGACTATGTTCTTACAGACTGTACAGAATCCTGCCATTGCTCCGTTTGTTAAAGTGAACAAGCTAATTAGTGAACTTGCTTATAGTCTTGATTTAGATCCTGATGAGATCTTAAATGATCCAGAAGAAGCAGCACTAATGGCTCAGATAATAGGAATGCAAAATGCTGGACAACCAACAGGCCAAGAAGCTGCTCCCCCTAGTCAACAACCCGGAGCTATGGGAAGCCCTGAAGGAGTACCTCCTACACCTCAAGAACTTGGAGCTACAGGCACTGGTGGGGGCAACATCGGAACAGGAAATATTCCGCAGCCAGGGGAAGGTGAATTTGCTGGTACGCCTAGAGCAGTTGAGGGATAGCGTCAACGCTAATAAAAATTAATAGGAATTTTTTATGCATGAGTCAAAAAAATCTAAAAAAGAAAAAAGTTTAATGGTAGCCATACCTGAGTCTAGCCCTTCTGTTGAAGTAAATATTTATAATGATGGTGAAAAACGTGAAGGTAAAGCTGATGGTGGTTATTCTATGATGAATCCCCCCAGAGAAAAAGCTGTTTTTGGAAAATTAGCGCAAGCAGGGCTTCAATATGCAGGTGAAACAGTAGCCCCTAAAGCAATGAAAAAACTTTCAAAAACTCGTGTACCTAAAGAAATAACAGAAGAAATGGATGAGCTTTCTTATACATTAGATGAGCAAAAAGATTTGTTAGATAAATATCCTGAAACTAAAGAAAGGTTTATTAATAAAATCGCAACTTTAGAAAATACAGCACGTAACATTGGTAGAGGAGGAGGTGGCCCTTCTGATACTGTTAAAAATAAATCATTAAAAATAATGCAAAGTCTTTTGCTTCCTAAAACTGGTAATCAAGATTTAGTTGAAAAAGGTATAAAAGCACAACGTACTACGTTTGATGAAAAATTTGATACAGGTACAGATACATTTTTAGCTGGTTTAGGTTTAGGCGTATTATATAATTACTTTGATGATAGTGAAGTAAAAGAATTAAAAAATTTACAAAGTAAAGAAACTGATATGTTGTTAAATACAATTGCTGAATTACAAAATGAAGTTTGGTTAAGTCAAAATACAAAACCACCTACAAAAAAACAAGCAAGTTCTTTTGAAAAAGCTTTTAGTACTGCATGGAAAGCTAATGAAAAAACTTTTATGTTTGAAGGCAAAGAATATACTACTCAACTTGCAAGAACACAAAAATTTGAAGGTGGCCCTAAAAGTACTTTTGAAGGTCAAGGCAGTCCAGCTACTCCAGAAGCTTTAAAACAACGTGATGCTCGTGAAGCTGCTGTAGTAAAAGAAATACAACGTACAGGTGAAGATGATGAAGTTGTGTTATCTAAAGAAACATTAGGTAAATTAGCTGATATTGAAGAAGGAAAAATGCTTATAGCCGAAGGTACAAAATTAAAAGATGAAGCAAGAAATAACGAAGCAAGGGCTTATGCAGAAAATGTTAGAAAACAAGGACAAATGATTTTAGAAGGAATTTTAAATTATACAAGAGATCAAAACTCATTAGGTGGGATGATTGATGATATTCAAAGTCAAGCAGCATCAGCAGCTACATCAAACTCAAAAAAACCAAATATTATTACTGCTGCTCCTGATTTAAAAACTGTAGCAGCTTTAGATTATGCTACTACAACTGAAGGACAAATAGAATTAGATAAACAAGCTTTAGATCCAAATAGGCAAATGGCACAAGAAGGCGGCATGCCTATGCCTCCTGAATTAATGCAACAGCCTATGCCTACAGAAGAACCTCCTGTCGATACTTATCCTAATATACCTCCAGAAGAAATGGCAGAAGTAGAAGCTTCACAACTTCCAGATGATGAAATGGAAGATGGTTATTTAGATTTCATAGTAAGTGAATCTTTATCAGGACAAGAACAACAATATTTAATGGAGAGCCTAGAAGCTGATCCACAACTAAGCAGTATTATTGATAAATTAGTATTAACTGCTTCAGAATTTACTGGTCAAGGGGAAGTAGACGGCCCTGGAACTGGTGTCTCAGATTCGATACCTGCAAGGTTATCGGACGGTGAATTTGTTTTCACCAGAAAAGCAACTGACCAATTAGGTGCTGACAATCTGCAAACAATGATGGATGACGCAGAACGTGCATATGATGGTGGGTTGCAAAAATATGCACTTGGTGGTGCTGTAGATGATACCGTATTGGGTGGTGCTGTAAAAGACACTACTCCGTTAATGGATGAAAAAGTTGACATGTACGGTACAAATAGACAGCAAGATGAAATGCGTAAGCAAATGATGTACGCAAATCGTATGCCAAGTATTATAGGAACGTAATAAGGCTACCTGATTTATCAGCCCCTTATTAAAATATAACCCCAAGGCTACCTTGTAGTATAAGCCCCTTAATTTTTAAGGCTACCTTACAACGACAAGCCCCAACGGAGTAATGATGATGGAAGCAGAAAACATAGTAGAAGAACCGCAAGCAAATCCGTATAACGCTAAAAAAGATTGGGCAACCCCCATTCAAAGTAATACAGAGGATGCTAATGGACTTTTTTTTGAACACTCTCAGGCCACCTCAGACGAAGCCCCTGAAGAAACAGAAAAACCAAAACAAAAAAGAGCCAACTATAAAAAAAGATACGATGATTTAAAACGTCATCACGATAGTAAAATTGCTGAGTTTAAACAACGTGAGCAAGAGCTGTTGGCTACAAATCAGCCAACTTATCAAGCTCCAAGATCTCCAGAAGAACTTGAGGAGTTTAAACAGCAGTATCCAGATTTGTATGATACTGTTGAAACAATTGCACATTCTAGAAGTTCAGAGCAAGTAGAAGCACTTCAGAATCAAGTATCGGCTTTGCAAAAACGTGAGCAAGAAATTGTACAACGTGAAGCTATATCAGAATTGCAAAAACGACATCCTGACTTTGAAGAACTACGTAGCTCAGAAGAGTTTCACGAGTGGGCAAAACTTCAACCAGAAGATATACAAGATTGGATATATGCAAATCCAGATAATGCTGGATTAGCTAGTAGAGCTATTGATCTTTATAAAATGGAAAACGGTCTTCAAATTAATGTTCCGTCTAAATCATCTAAGCGTCCAGCTAAACAAGCATCTGCAGCAGATATGGTGTCCACTAAAACGACAACTGTTGATGCAGCACAACCTGCTAAAATTTGGACGCAGAGGGAAATCGCCTCAATGTCTATGGCTGAATATGATAAATATGAACAAGAAATTGATCAGGCTATTCAGGAAGGCAGAGTGCGATAATTTGTCTTTTTATTTTAGAGGAGTCTAAACAATGGCTTATAACCAATCAGATCAATATTTTGAACCAAGTACGGATACGAATGCCAACTTTGCGAATTCAGTATCTACTCAGGCTAATTCATACTTCCTACCTGCTATTTATAGCAAAAAGGTGCTTAACTTTTTTAGGAAAGCATCGGTAGCTGAAGCTATTACCAATACAGACTATGCTGGAGAGATCACGGCTTACGGAGATTCCGTCAAGGTAATCAAAGAGCCTGAAATCACAGTATACCAGTATGAAAGAGGAGCAGATGTAACGGCAACTAAACTAACAGATGCAGAAGTTAATTTGGTTGTTGACACAGCAAACGCTTTTAAGTTCATCGTAGATGACATTGAAACTAAGATGTCACACGTAAACTTTAAAGAAGTAGCGTCTTCTTCAGCAGCTTACGCATTGCGTGACGCTTATGATGAAGGTGTTATTGCTACTATGTTTGCAGGTGTATCAGCATCTAGCCCTAATCATATTCTTGGTTCTGATAACGCAACTGACCTAGCGGCTGGTACTTTTGATGGTACTGGTAACTTAGATATCGGTTTTGCTTCTGGCGAACACGACCCTATTGACGTGTTGTCACATATGGCACGTTTGTTGGATGAGCAGAATGTACCTGAAGAGGGACGATGGTTCTTAGCTAATCCTGAGTTTTATGAGCAGCTAGTACAAAGTTCTTCTAAGCTACTTTCGGTAGACTATAACGCTGGTCAAGGTTCTATTCGTAACGGTTTAGTATCGTCTGGAAAGCTACGTGGTTTCGACATGTACAAGACTAACAATATTGCATCTACCTCCAATGCGGCTGGTAAGTGTATTGCTGGTCACATGTCTTCAACCTGTACAGCACAGACTATTACTAGTACTGAAGTAATTCGTGACCCTGATAGCTTTGGTGACATCGTGCGTGGTTTGCACGTTTATGGAGCTAAAGTAATGCGTGGCGAAGCTTTGGTATCTGCCTTCTACGGTATAGACTAAGCTATTTAGCTATGGGGGTCATATAGACCCCCTTTACTTTAAAGGATAAAAAGATGCCTGGAAATCAAATTGGAAGCGATGATAATCCAATGATGTTTAGAAAAACACTAGTGAGTAAAGAATCTCGTTTTCGTAAAGGCTTTGATAAAAATAGATATCAAGCTAATTATGATCGTATATTTAAAAAAGGAGGTAATCGTGCCAGACAAAAATAAAAAGAGAGATATGTATATGGGTGGAGGATACTCTCGATCTATGATGAATAAAGGTGGTTATGCTTCTATTAAAGATATGGCTTTAGCTTGTGAGAAAAAAGCAGGTGGTGTAAATACTAAAAGTAAACCTACTGAATCCTAATGGCAACGTATCTTAATTTAACAAATGAACTACTAAGAGAATTTAACGAGGTTGTATTAACTTCTTCTGATTTTAGTTCTGCCATAGGTATTCAACAACATGCTAAAGATGCAATCAATAGAGCATACTTAGATATTGTTAATGAAGAACCATCTTGGCCTTTTTTAGCTACGGCTGAAAGTGGTGCAACTGATCCAATGTACGGTAATGTATATATTGAAACTACTGCTAATACACGTTGGTATGAATTAAAACCAGCAAGTTCTAGCATAACAACTGATTATGGTTATGTAGATTGGTCTAATTTTCTTGTAACTACAGTAGGTGTATCAGGCGAATCTGCACCTTTTACAGCAGCTAATTTAAGATTTATTACAACAGAAGAATGGAAAGACTATTACAGACTTTCTGAAAATAAAGATGATGCTGGTGATGCTAATGGTGGAGAACCAAAAAGAGTTATAAGAAGTCCTGATGCACGTAAGTTTGGATTAAGTCCTATACCAGATAAAGTGTACCGCATTTGGTTTTATGCGTATGATTTACCTACAGAGCTTGATGCTCATGGAGATACTATTGTATTTCCTGATGTTTATAAACCTGTATTACTAGCAAGAGCTAGGTATTTTCTATGTCAATTTAAAGAAAATATGCAAGCGGCTGCTTTTGCTTTAGAGGATTATAAAAAAGGTATTAAGTATATGCGTTCTGCTTTAATGACTCCAACACCTTACTATATGAAAGATGATAGAGTAGGTTTTGCTTAAATGTCACAGGCATTTGGATTTAGCTGTAAAGGTGGTCTAAATACAAACTTAAATCAATTTGAGTTGTTGACTACGCCTGGAGCAGCTACAGAGTTACAAAACTTTGAAGTTGATTCTGATGGTGGTTATAGACGTATTAATGGTTATGCTGCTTTTGGTGATGCTAGACCAAATACCACTAATCGTATTTTAGGTATTGCAGTATATGGCGATGGTCTTATTGTATGTTCTGGAACAAATATTTATTTTACAGTAGATGGTGATACATACTTACAAATAAATAGAAGCAGTGTGTCAGGAAGTGGAGATAATTATTCTACATTTACTGGTCGCTCAACATTAACAAGAACAAATCAAGGACAATGCTCTATTTCTCTTTTTGAAGGTTCTACAACATATGGTGAAATATTCATATGTGATGGAGCAAACAAACCTTTTTATTTTAAAATGACAGGTTCAGGAGCATTAAGTGGTCGAACATACTTTGCTGCTGAAGTAGCAGTAGATACAGATAAAACTCCATCTGTAGGTGTAATACATGATAAACATTTTGTTGTAGGTGGTGCAAGTGCAGCTTCTAATACAGTTTATTATAGCGGTACTTTAGATCCAGATGATTTTACATCGACAGGATCAGGAAGTATACAGCTTGAAGATCAAATTGTAGGGTTAAAAAGTTTTCGTAATGATTTATATATTTTTTGTACTAATAGTATTTTTAAATTATCAAACATAAACAATAGTAGTACAATTGTTGTTGTACCTGTAGCAAAAAATGTAGGCTGTTTAAGTCATTTTAGTATTCAAGAAATAGGAGGTGATCTAGTCTTTTTAGCACCAGATGGTATTCGTAGTGTTGCAGGTACAGCACGAATTGGTGACGTTGAATTAGGATCTGTAAGTAGACAGATACAATCTGTAATATCTGATATAGCTAGTAGTGCTAATTCATTTATTATTACTAGTTGTATTTTAAGAACTAAAGCACAGTATCGTTTATTTTATTGTACAACTGCTGCATCAACTGCAACTTCTAAAGGTGTAATAGGAACTTTAACTAAAAACGGTTTTGAATGGTCAGAAACATTAGGTATTCAAGCACCAGCATTAACATCTGGTTTTAATTCAGATGGAATAGAAAAAATATTTCATGGTGATAATTTAGGGTATATTTATACACATGACTCAGGAAATTCTTTTTTTTCTGATGGCACAGCCCTTGATATAGAATCAAAATATCAAACACCTAATTTTGATTTTGGAGATGCTGGAACAAGAAAAACATTAAAGTATGCTAAAATATCTATTACACCTGAAGGCTCTGTAGAACCTTCTTTTAGAATTAGATATGACTATGAAGATAATAATATTCCTCAACCAACAGAAACAAATATAACAAATATTTTACTTCCTTCTTTATTTGGAACAGGAGTTTTTGGAACTTCACAGTTTGGTGGATCAACTGATCCTATGGTACGAAAAACAATAACAGGCAGTGGTCATGCAGCTAATTTTAGAATTAGAAGCAATGATCAAAAATCAGCATACGCTATAAATGGAATGTACATCGACTATGTACCTTCTGGTAGGAGATAACAATGGCAGGAACTAGTTATACACGACAGAGTACCATGTCGGATGGAGACACAATAACAGCAGCATTATTTAATAATGAATTTAATCAGTTGTTATCTGCATTTTCTTATGCGTCATCTGGTACAACAGGACACCAACATGATGGTGGAGCAGGTGAAGGCGGTAACATAGAAGTAATTGGTGATGCTGATTTTCTTAATAAGATAGTTGTTGATGGAACTAACAACCGTTGGGGATTTTTTGTAGAAGTTTCTAGTGCTGCCGTAGAACAAATACGAGTACAAGATGGAGCTATAGTTCCTGTAACTGATAATGATATTGATTTAGGAACTAGCTCTTTAGAATTTAAAGATGGTTACTTTGATGGCACAGTATACGCAGACGCAATAAACTTTAATGGTACAGCGATTAGTGCAACTGCTGCTGAATTAAATATAATGGATGGTGTTACATCTACAGCAGCAGAACTAAACATCCTGGATGGTGTAACATCTACGGCTGCTGAATTAAATATTGTAGATGGTGGTACATCTGCTACATCTACAACACTTGCAGATGCAGATCGTGTAGTAGTAAATGATAACGGTACAATGGTGCAGGTAGCACTAACAGACTTTGAAACTTACTTTGAAAGTGCATTAGATACACTAAGTAATGTAACGACTGTAGGTGCATTAGGATCAGGATCAGTTAGTTCTGGTTTTGGTAACATAGATATTGGTTCATCTAACTTAACAGCTACTGGAACTATATCATTAGGAGCTACATCCTTTAATGATCAGAATATTACAAATGTAGGATCAATACAATTAGATAGCATTGCAGGTGATGGAGATACAAATACATCATTAACCTTTAGCGGTTCTGATGTAATTACAATAGCTACTGGTGGCACAACAGCCCTTACAATTGATGCCTCACAAAACGTAACCGTTGCAGGTGACTTAACAGTTACAGGCGATGACATTACAATGGGAACTAATACAGCAGGTAATTTATTAGTTGCAGACGGTACAAACTTTAATTCGATTGCGGTTGGTAGCCTATCAGAAATATCTACGGTAGCTAACGATGATGTTTTTCTTGCGGTTGATACATCAGGTGGTGGACTTAAAAAGATTGCTAGAAGCGCAATTGTTTCAGGACTAGCTTCATCTGGTGCAATATCTAATGTAGCAGATGATTCTACACCACAATTAGGTGGTGATCTTGATATGAATGGTCAAGACATTGTTACAACATCTAATGCTGATCTTGAACTAGCACCTAATGGAACTGGACACGTAACAGTAAAAGGTAACACTAATGCTGGTTCTATACAGTTTAATTGTGAAAACAATAGTCACGGTCAAATAGTTAAAGCTCAACCACATTCAGCATCAGTAACAAATACAATGTTGCTTCCAGCAGGAAGTAGTTCTACTTTAGTATCTTTGGTATCTACTGACACATTAACAAATAAAACTTTAACATCCCCTAAGATTAATGAAGATGTAGCAGTTACTTCAACGGCTACTGAACTAAATGTTTTAGACGGCATTACGGCTGTAGTTGGAGAACTAAATGCACTTGATCTAGGTTCAACAGCAGTTGGAACTGCAATTGCTTCTAAAGCAGTAATACTAGATTCAAATAAAGATTACACAGGTTTAAGAAATTTAACGATTACTGGCGAACTAGACGCAGCTACATTAGATATAAGTGGTGATGTAGATATTGATGGAACATTAGAAGCTGATGCTATTACAATTGATGGTGCAACATTAGCAGAAACTATATCTGATACTGTTGGTGCAATGGTAAGCTCTAATACTGAAACAGGTATAACTGTTACGTATCAAGATGCTGATAATACTTTAGACTTTGCACTTGGAGCAGCACAAACAACAATTACTTCTTTGTTAGCAACTGACATAAAGATTGGTGAAGATGATCAAACAAAGATTGACTTTGAAACTGCTGACACTATTAATTTCTATGCTGGCAATGAGAAACAATTAATATTGACTGATGGAGCTTTGACACCTGGAAGTAATGCTATTGTTGATTTAGGTACAGACGCTTTAGAATTTAAAGACGCATACTTTGATGGAACTGTAGAAGCCGATGCTATTTCTATAGGTGGTACAGCAATAAGTTCTACAGCAGCAGAGCTTAATATTCTTGATGGTGTAACGGCTACTACGGCTGAACTAAACTATTTAGACATTACAACTTTGGGAACTACAGAAGCTTCTAAAGCTGTTACAGCAGACGCTAATGGTGTTGTTAAATTTGACAATGGTATACAAGAAGAAAGCACAGCCGTTAGTTCTAGCTCTAATGCAGCTACAATTAACTTACGTGATGGTACAGTCTTTACACATACACTAAGCGAAAATGTTACGTATACATTTAGCAATCCAGCAGCAAGTGGATATGCTAGTACTTTTGCTTTAAAGGTTACACAGGACTCTTCAGCAAGAACTATTACATGGCCTAATAGTGTTGATTGGGCTGGAGGAACAGCACCTACAATCAGCACAGGTAGTGGAGATGTAGATATGTTTGTGTTTCATACAGTTGATGGTGGCACAATATACTATGGCTTTACAGCAGGGCAGGATTTAACGTAATGAGTTTTGGAGCTACAAAGTTATTATCTGCATCAGGCAGTAAAGATGCTTATGAAATAGATCAGTCTTTGGTTTTGAATAAAGCAGACGGAGCTTATTTAGAACGAACTCCTTCTTCTGCAAGCAGCCGTAGAACATGGACATTTAGTGCGTGGATAAAAAAATCTACTTCATCAGATAGTGCATACGTTATATTTTCAGCACACGACAACTCAAATGAAAATGATGCTGGTTATGGTTGGATTGGTTTTTACGGTGCTAAGTTGTATTTTGGAGGAGGGTCTACAAACTGGCGTATAACCAACCGAAAATTTCGTGATGTGGGGGCTTGGATGCACTTGGTTGTTGCTGTTGACACAACGGACGGAACGGCTGGAGATAGAGTTAAAATATATATAAATGGTGTAGAAGAAACAGCTTTTCAAACAACTAATAATCCAGATCAAAATGAAGACTTGGCTATTAACAGCACTGTAGAGCATCAAATAGGAGCGATAAATTATTCTAATCGCAATTATTTTGATGGTTACATGGCTGAAGTCAATTTTATTGATGGCTCACAATTAACACCAAGTTCTTTTGGAAAAACCGATTCTGAAACAAACGCTTGGATTCCAAAAAAATATGGTGGAGCTTATGGAACTAATGGTTTTTATTTGCCATTTGCTAAGAACGCAAGATATTGTGTTTACTTTGATGGATCTACTAGCACAGGAATAGAAATAGCTGACAATGCTGATTTTGATGTAGGCTCTGGTAATTTTACGATAGAAGCTTGGATTTATGTTGATGAAGATGCTGGAAATACTCGTTATATATCAGGACAATCAAGTTCATCAGGTGCTAATTCATCAGGAGCAGTACAATTTCAAATAGCGTCAAATAATAAATTAACATCATATATATTTGATGCCTCAGATACAGATAATTATTTAACACTAGAACCAAGTTCAGCAACTATTTCAGATAATAAATGGCATCATGTAGCAATTGTTAGAAATGGAACAGCATTTAATTTATATCAAGATGGAACATCTATAGCAAATGTTACTTCATCAATAACAGTAAATAATTCTACTGCTAAATTTGCAGTTGGTTGTTTAGGTGAATATACAGCAGGGCATTTTAAAGGTTGGATTTCAAATTATAGATTTGTAAAAGGAACTGCGGTATACACTAGCAACTTTACTCCTGCAACATCTCCATTAACGGCAATTACAAATACAAAGTTATTATGCTGTCAAGACTCAACTGTAACGACAGATAATAGTGGAACTAGCAAAACACTTACTGTAACTGCTGCAAATACATACAGTCAGCAAATGTCTCCTTTTACCTATGATTGGTATCAGGATCAGTCTGGTCAAGATAATCATTATCAAGCAGATAATGTTACAATAAATGATGTCATGCTTGATACGCCTACTAATAATTTTTGTACTTGGAATTCTTTAGATAACGGCAGTACAGTATTGAGCCAAGGGAATTTAAAGTTTGTAAACTCTAGTGGAAATTCAGATACAGGTAATACATTTGCTATCCCACATACAGGTAAATGGTATTTTGAACATAGATTGACTGTGGTTGACGCTTATTATGCAGGTTTTCTTTCAAGAGGCTATACAGCGACGGCTGGATCATATAGTGGTTTTACAGCATATCAAATTGCATATGACGGACGATGGTATAATGGAAGTGATTTTGAGAGTTATGCAAGTTCATTCAGTAATGGAGATATTTTAGGATGGGCTATTGATTGTGATAATGGAAAAGTATATGTCAGCGTAAATGGAACATTTGCTAACAGCGGCAATCCTGTAAATGGTACAAATCCAGCCGATACTTTTACTGCAACTGCTGATTGGAAATTTATAACTTACGGTAACTCAGGTTCACAATTTGATGCAAACTTTGGGCAGAATGGAACATTCAATGGATTGGTAACGGCTCAAGGCAATGCAGATGGAGGAGGAATAGGAAATTTCTACTATTCACCACCGTCCGGGTTCAAAGCGTTTTGCTCCAAAAACCTCCCAGATCCTGCAGTTAAAAAATCTACAGATCATTTTAATACTGTGCTTTGGTCAGGAAATGAGACAGAAGATCGTGCTATTACTGGTGTTGGCTTCGCTCCAGATTGGGTCTGGCTCAAAAGTAGAAGTAATACTTATTATCATCAACTGCACGATTCTGTTAGAGGCACATCTGGTGGTGTTTTATATTCAAATACTCATGATGCAGAATCTTCAACGTATAGTTTAGCAAGTTTTGACAGCGATGGTTTTACTGTTATGAAAGATGCTAATAATGATGCTCAAAATGATAATGGTCAAAATTATGTAGCTTGGAACTGGAAGGCAAACGGTTCTGGAGGTGCAAACACAGATGGAGCAACAAACAGTGTAGTGTCTGCTAATACAACATCAGGATTTTCTATTGTGACTTATAGTGGTACTGGTTCAGCTACAACTATTGGTCATGGTTTAGGGGTTGTTCCAGCTTGGATAGTTGTAAAAAATAGAACAAATAATGCTGGAAATACAGATGCTTGGGCAAATTACCATCATGCTAATACCGGTGAACCAGCAACAGATGCCCTTTATTGGGACACAACTTATGGAACAACCGATGATGCTGGTACATGGAACGATACTGCACCAACAAGTTCTGTGTTTACAGTAAATAATTGGGGAGGCGTAAATGCTTCAGGTGACACTTATGTAGCTTATGTGTTTGCAGAAGTTGAAGGCTTTAGTAAATTTGGCGTGTATGAAGCCAATAATTCAACAAATGGGCCGTTTATACATACCGGATTTACCCCATCTTGGATAATTTTTAAATATATTGATGGAAACGGTGAATGGTGGTGGATGCTTGACTCCACAAGAGACCCCATTAACCCAACCACTGAAGTTCTTTATATAAATGCTACTTCTGCTGAAAGCAGTATAGGTGGTAGTGGTGCAATAGATATTCTTTCAAACGGTTTTAAAATCAGAGCAACAAATGGCGGCATTAATACAGCTAACACTTATGTCTATATGGCTTTTGCCGAATTCCCATTTAAATACGCAAATGCGAGGTAACAAATGTATGCAATAGTAAAAGACGGTTCAATAACCGCAACAGGAAACATAAAACAATTATTTCCAAATACCTCGTTTGCAGGAGGCGTAGCCAATTCTGAGTTCAAAACATCTGAAGGTGTTATGGATATTGTGCAGGGTGAACGTAAAGACCAAAAGTATTATTTTGTTACACAAGGCAATGTTGAATTAGTAGACGGTGTTCCAACACAACAGTATACAAATACTGCAAAACGTCTAGCAGATGAAGACGCTAAAGATGCTGATGGTAATCAAATTTATGTGCAGGTTTATGATGCAGATACAAAAAAAATGGTGGATTCAAGTGAAAAGCTTGTTAACCAAGGTTTAAAAACACCTATGACTGCTGAAGTCAAAGACACAGCAAACAAGTTATTAGCTAAAACAGATTGGATGGTCATTAGAAAATACGAGCGTGATGTAGCGATACCGTCTGCAACAGCAACATACAGAGCAGCAGTTATAACAGAATGTGCAAGACTTGAAACAGCAATAGCTGATGCAGCTAATGTAGACGCATTAGCAACCGTAATGGCTGGACAGGCTTGGCCTAACTAATGGATACTACAAGATTGGATAGAATCGAAGAAAAAATTGATAAGCTTAATGAAGCTGCTTTAGCTGTTGTAAGAATTGAAGAAAGATTAATTGCATCAACTAAAAGAGTAGAAAGATTAGAGTATAGAGCTGATGAGCAAGAAGATGATTTAAGTTTATTAGAAAGACAAGTTGCTAACAACACTAATGCTTTAAAGACTTCAGAAAGGTTTATGTGGATTTTAATAACTGTTTGTGCTACGGCATTAATATATACATTTCAAGGTAATTCATAATGGCTAAAAAAAGAAAAAACCGTAATAATAAATCAGTTAAAAAGTCTTTAGCACGTAAACGTGCTGCTGTTGGTGGCATAAGTGTTGGGGGTATTGGCAACTATCAAAATATTACAAGTACTCCTGAACAACTAGCTAAACAACAAGAAAGACTAGCAGAGTTACAAAAACAAATAGCTGCTGAAACAGAGGGACAAAAGCGTTTTTACCAAGGTGGGGGTGATCCTGGTGACAACCCTAACCGACCTCCTCCTTCTAATGGACAAACAGCTACTCCTCAACAACAAGCAAACCGTAGAGATGAATTACAAACGTATCGTGCTGATGTATCTAACTTAGGAACTTTAGAAGGACAAGATAGATTCTATGCTCAAAATGTTTCTAGACTAACAGAAATGTCTAAAGGTACGTTTGGGCCAAAAGCACAAATGACGGCAGCACAATTAAATATTCCAGAAGGTACAGAAACTACAGATATTCAAAAACTTGAAGGGGACTATGAAGCTAGTTTAGCAAGGGATGCTATAGGAAATCCTATTAATCCTAATGTTGGAAAATACTTTCAAGGCACAGTTACTGGAACTCCTCAAGGTTTAAGAGATCCAGCAAGTTTAAATGTTTCACGTATGCCCGGTGCTGTTGGCACTGATCCTACAACTATTCCAACAGCAGACTTTGCTACACAAGCTGCACCTACTAGACTTGCTGATCCTGAAGAAATTCGTACAACACAAGATACAGTAGCTGCCGAAAGAGATGCAGCACAAGAAGAAGCTGCAAGAGCAGAAGCTAAAGCTTTAAGAAGTGATGCACAAGTACAAGATGTTACGTTTAGAAGTACTGCTGCTGTATCGCCTACTGTTGAAGCTGAAGCAGCTACACGAGCTGAAATAACAGGCACTAAAGCAGATGATAGAGCTGCAGCACAAATTGTAGATACGTTTGGTTTTGGTTCTACAAGAAAACAAATAATAGATTCTTTAAAGGCTTCAACAACTAATCCAGCAGCTACTAGTTTAGCACAAAATTCTAATCTATCTCAACAAGCTGCTTCAACAATAGTAACTAATCCAGGAGCTTTAGATGTAACACAACCAGCTTTGGTAGCAGCAGTAGCTGAATTACCTGAAGAAGCGTTAGTGTCTGCACAAATGGACAAGCTCTTAGAAGACTTAGAAGACAATGAAGTTCCTACGTGGGCTAGACCAGCAGTAGATGCTGTTAATTCTATGATGGTTCAAAGAGGCTTACAAGCTTCTACAGTAGGTAGAGATGCTTTGTTTAACTCGATTATTCAAAGTGCGTTTCCTATTGCACAGGCAAATGCACAGGCTTTACAAACACGAGCAACACAAAATCTTTCTAATCAACAACAAGCCTTAATACAAGAGAATCAGATTGCTGCTGACTTTTTATCCAAGAACGCTGCATTTCAACAACAGATGGAACTAGCTAATCTTAACAATGATCAGCAAATGCGTTTAGCTAATTTGTCTGCTAGAAATCAAACAGCTTCAGAACAAATGACTGCTGATCAACAAACAGAACTAGCTAACTTAAACGCAAGACTACAGACTAACTTACTACAAGGTAAGATAGCGCAACAGTTAGGTGTGGCTCAGTTAAGTGTAGATCAACAACGAGCTATACAGAATGCTAGTATGACAGCTAATATGGATCTGACTCAATTTAATGCTGAACAACAAGTTGAATTAACAAACAGTAAATTTATGCAGTCTATGACAATGGCAGACTTTAATGCTGAACAACAAACAGTTATGCAAGAAGCTACAGCACTAGCAAGTCTTGATATGGCTGCTGTAGATCAACGAACTAAAATAGCTGCACAACAAGCCCAATCTTTTTTACAGCTAGATATGGCTAATATTAGTAATGAACAACAGGCACAAATACTTAAATCACAACAACAACAACAACAAAGATTAAGTAATCAATCATTTGAAAATGCTAGACAACAATTCAATGCTACGTCAGAAAATCAATTGAATCAGTTTTTTACAGGACTTCAAAGTCAAATGAGTATGCAAAATGCACAGCAACATAATGCTATGCGTCAGTTTAACAGCAACCAAGGATTAAAAGCTGATCAAATTAACAGAGCTAATCTTCTTCAAATGGAACAATTTAATGCTCAAATAGAATTTCAATCTGATCAATGGAATGCAGCTAACGCCCAAGCTGTTGAACAATCAAATGTAGAGTGGCGTAGAAAAGCCAATACAATTGATACAGCAGCCGAAAACCAAACTAATCAAATTAATACTCAAAATGCATTTAATCTACAGAGTTCTGCTTTATCACAAGTATGGCAACAGTTAAGAGACTCTGCAACTTTTGCAGTTCAAATGTCTACTAATGATAGAGACAGAGCATCACGAATGATTGAAAATGCTTTAGCAAATACATCGTTAATGAATGATGATCACGATCCTAGTGATGTTGCTAGTAGTTTATATAGTTTAATTAATAAAATTAATGGCACAAAATTATAGGAGTACATAATGGGAATTCTTAGTAAAATTTTTAAGCCTATAAAAAAGGTATTTAAAAAAATAGGTAAAGGAATTAAAAGTGCCTTTAAAAAGTTTGGTAAGTTTATGAATAAGCTAGGCCCATTAGGTACTATAGCTATGGGTATGCTTTTACCCGGAATAGGAACTATGCTTGGAGGAGCTTGGTCAGGCATGGCTGGTACATTAGTTGGATCAAGTAATGCTTTTTTATCAGGTGTAGGAAATTTCATGACTAAAGCAGCTTCTTTTGGTTCAGCAGTATCTGGAACAGTTTCTAATGTTACTGGAGCAGTAACAGATGTATTAAAAGAAACTTTTAGAAGTGTAGGTAAAAATTTAGGACTAGGAAATATAGGCCCAAAAGGAATGAAAAATTTTTTTAATGCAACCGATGGGTCTTTAATGGGAAACAAAGGATTATTTAAAAACGTCCATGATAGTTTTGGAAAACGCTGGAAAGACATGTCTTCTAGATGGAGTAATTTTGCAGATCATATGAGAACCTCTACTGCTCAGTATCAAGGTCAATTAGCTAGTGGAACATATAAACCATATGAAGGATATGATCAGTCTAAAAGTATGCTTGCAGATAAACAATTAAAAGAAACTAAAGCCATATGGACACCTGAACTACGTGCTAAATTGGATACACAAAGAGAAGGGTTTTTATCGGGTGTGGATATTGAATCTGCTGAAGGTAAAGCACTTTCAGATACTTGGCAAGCGTATGAAGATAGAATGATTGGATTAAGTCCTACAGAGCAAAAATTTGCAAGTGCAAGAGAAAGTTTTTTATCAGGTTTAGATCCAAATTCAGATATAGGTCGAGCTGCTGCTAAACAATTTGATGCACTTCAAGTTTCTAAACCAGGTTTTTTTGATTTACCAAAAGCTGAAGTTACTACAAATATTAATACAGGTGTAAATGTTTCTCCTGATGGTGTAGCAGGTGCTAGTGCAACAAAAACTGTTACTCCTAAAGCTACAGCATTTGAAAAGTTTAAATCTTCAGCATTAAATTTAGATGCTAGTAAGCTTGGAGAACGCTTTCAAAGTTCAGCAATATCTACTGGTGTAAGTTATTTAACTGCTGAAGAGATGGCAGAACAAGGTGGTTATTATCAGCCTAGCTTGTACTATTCTCAACCAATAGAGCCAGCTAATAATATTACAACTTTTTTAGAGTCTACTGCACCTATACCTTTAAATACAGAAGTATATGATTGGGGAACTGCTGTTGCAGGAGGAGGCATATATGGTACTCAAAATAGAGGCTTTAAAGATTTTGCTCCTGGCCCAACTGCAGCCGTACCTAAATTTTAAAATTATAGGAATATTATATGTCTCAAGAAGATTTACAATTATACGAACAAAACAGGTTTTCTTTTGAAAGACCTATGCCTGGACAATCATTAACAAATGATCCTAACCAGCCTTGGCCTTGGGAAAAAGCACCTGAGTTTACTAATCTTGATGATGCTATAGAATACTTTTTTGCGTTAATTGTAGATGAAGACAATCATCCTGAACTGTTAAAACTTTTAATGCGAGGATTTCCTGTAATGGATTTAACTGAAGTGTTGCTTTATAACGCTTTTGTTGAAGGAAAAATTAATCCAGACCTATTGTTGTTGTTAGCAGAGCCAATTGCTTATATGTTGATATATATAACAGACATGGCAATGATTGATCCAGTTATTTTAAGACCAGATGAAGACGATACACTTACTAATGAAGAAAGGTATGGAAAAAAAGATGAGTTTGATTTACAACAAACTTTAAAAGATTCTGGAATTAAATCTTTTGATAAAGATCCTACTGAAGTATTACCAGCTAATATTATTAATAAATTAGATCAAAAAGTTCCTAGTTTATTAGAAGCACCACAACAGGAGAATGCGTAATGGCAGAAGATGGACTCACTAGTTTATTAGGAATGGCGCAAAGTGGAGCTAGACGTAGACGTAAACAAGAACGTAGAGATGCTCGTAAAGATATACTACTTGCTTATGGCTTACAAGCAGTTGCAGATCCTTTAGTAAAAGGTGTTACAGGTTTAATAAATGCACCGTATAGAGAATCTATTAATAGGTTTATAAATGATCCTAAAAGTGCAACTACACGTTCTTTAGTTAAATCATTTGCTGATGTGCCACAAAATTATGCAGCTTTACGAGATCAAGCAAAAAGTCAAAACATGACAATAGAAGAACTAATAAAGACTAATGCTCGAACATCGCTTAATGATGTATTGGTTCAACAAAATCCTGATTTAGCAGATGAAAAAATGCGTAATAGGTTTATTGCTGCTCATCCTAGTTTTATACAAGGTTTTGATGAATTAACTAAAAAAGCAGCTAAAGATGCTTCTAGCCAAGATGCAATAGCTCGTGGTATGAACTTTGACGATCCTGAAAAAGCTGCTACTGAAATTGGAGTTACGTGGGATACATACTCACATAAACCTAAAAATTTTATAGAGTCATTAACTAAACCAATAGGACGTTTTATTACAGGCAAAAGTAAAGAAGAAAGTAGAGCAGAAGCTTTAAATACTGGTTTGTTAGCTCATGGACTTTCTAGCAGTAATCGTTCTTTATGGGTTAAAGCAGACGCAGGAGATAAAGCTGCAGAAGCAGAAATTAGAGAAATATTTGATCAATTAAACGAAGATTCTAAAGGTGTAGAAGACCATGAAATATTAGAATACATAAATGATTGGGCAATAAATAATCCAAAGGTTTCTAAAGAATGGGAATATTCAAGAGCAAATGCAAAAGCTCAACTATCTCATGCTGCTGGATTAAATGCGTTTAATGTTAGAATGCTAGAGAGAGATGAAACTAAATCTAAGGAATGGAATAACAATTGGTTTCGACTTATAGATAATGCAGCTAGTGAACTTACAAACGGAGATAAAACAAAACTTAATCCTTCTTTAATAAATAAATATTTTAAAGATCAATATACAATGTTTGAGCTTACTCCTGAAAAAATTAAAAATTTTTCAAGTTTATTAAAAGCGTCACCTGTTTTTCAAGCAGCACAAAGTAAAATTAAATTAAGTGCTAAACAACAATTTTTTCCAAATAAAGGAGTAGACGAACTTGAAACTAATGACCAAAAATACCTTAA